TTACTCAGGGACCACGGCGTAATCGTCCGTGAGCGAATCCATGCGGGCTTTTAGCTTTCTTTGAACCGGGTAATGCCCGCAGAGCCAAACCCAGTATTTCAACCGATCATCGAGTAGGTCAAGGGCTTGTTCCACGGCCATGCCATCCCCGGTTGAGGCGAGATCGGCTGGGAGGTATTTCATCGGCGCAAAGCGGCTCAATACCAGAGTAACGTCCCAATCCACCGAGTCGAGGTGTTCGAGGATGCGTTCTCTGAAAGAATCCTCGCGAAGCCCGTCGTTCAGAACGAGCGTCACAAGCTTGCCGATTTGGTAGATGTCGCCGTCCTGCGCAAACAGGATATTGGGGAAGGCCGGTTCATACAAAACGTGGCCGCCGTTCCAGGTCGCCTGCGTGTAATTCACCATGTCGCCGTTTTCCTCCCCGACATCATTCTGCATACACAAAATCGTCACCGGAATCTTGGCCAGGACGGCCTTGGCCTCATACGAGAATTCGATGCCGGAGTCCCCGAGAAGCACCATCACGTCCTCCTGCCGCATATCCATTTCCTCACAGAAGGACCGTATGCGTTCAAAGTCGCCATGGGCAGAACCTGTAGCGTATAGCAAAATAGCACCCCCTCCAGAATCGTTGTGTGAGTGTAGCAGTCTTACGAGCAATAAGAAAGAGCCAGGATTCAAAAATGAGCTGGGTTAGCCTAAGCGGAGCATCTAAAGGGACATTAGTTCCGGAAAAAGACTCGCCAAATACGGCGGGTCTTTCTCTTTGCCTTCAAAATGCGGCTGGATATGGCAGTCTTTCAGGAGGATTTGCAGGAATACACGACCCGGCTCACAGGTCTGATTTCCGCCCATATAATTCCAGCACCAAGGCGCGGAATGATGCACACCCCCTACTTCGGGAAGGAAAGATGGGGCGATTTTTCTGGAATCCACGGCGGTTGGTGCATCATTACACGCCATCCCGCGACGGGTATACCAGAGTAAAACTCGCATTTTCTCTAAATGCATCACGTAAATTTTTGTTAATTTCTTTGGCCGTAGGTTTTGTATTATGCCAACATATGCTATAATAAAGTTGCCTTATGAGTTGTCATAAGGGTAGTATATTGCGTCTGTCAAGTAGTTAACCAGAACTTGACCGGCGAAATCGAGGTAAGCGTTGAGCGCGCATAGCGTCGCCAGCATTATCATCGAGCAGCCCTCCTTCAGTATAGCACAAGGTATGAAAGTGCGCGAGGGCAACTTCGGATGCAGCCATCCCGCCTTATTCATGTTCAGTGGTTTGGTCGGATTGTTCAATCGTGGACTCGCCGGATCAAAGTAGGCTGCACTTACCGGCGAGTCTCTCATTTTTGGGCAAAGGAGTGCTTCAAAGATGAATCAAAAGCTACGCGAGAGGATTTACAAGTACAAAAAGTATCCTCATTTTGATGCCAGGATTCATTGGCGTAATGTATATTCTACTGTCGAAAATCCTGACAGTATATCGAAACATGCCTTTTATCCATTCATTCACTACACACAAACTGCATATAAATATCCGAAGAAATATCTTGCCGGGAAGCAAGAAAATCGCGATTCCCCCAAGGAGCGTAATATTATGTATTCAAGCCACATTGATCGTTATATATACGAATACTATGCTTATCTTGTTAATGAAAAATATAACGTCCGAGTCAAAACTGACGGAACAAATAAATGTGCTATCGCTTACCGAAACAATATGCACCGAAACAACATACACTTTGCAAAGGATTCTTTCGATACAATAAAAAGGATCGCTCATGCTCATGTGATTATTGGAGATTTTACAGGATACTTTGACAATATATCACACGCTTATCTTAAGAATATGCTTTGCTCGCTCCTTGGAGCAGACAGACTCCCTGACGACATGTATTCGGTTTTCCGGAGTATTACGCGCTATTCATACTTGGACTTGGACTCTATCAAAGAATTCAAAGGGATGACACGCAAAGAGTTTTATAGTTTAGAGCGCGTTTTCTCACCCGATCAGTTTCGGTCATACAAACGCACTCATATTATTACAAATAGCAACGACTATGGAATACCGCAAGGATCGGCAATAAGTGCGGTATTTTCTAATGTTTACTTAATTGATTTAGATAAATCATTAAATAATTATGTAAGTTATCTCGGTGGCGTATATCGAAGGTATTGTGATGACTTTATTATTGTTCTTCCATATTCCGAAGAAAATGAATTTGGCAAACGGTTATCCACTATTTTTAGTGAAGTTCAAAAAGTCCCAGGACTCAAACTAGAGACCCAAAAGACGCAAGTGTATGAGTATAGCGAAGGCAACATTACAAACAAGGCGATGTGTGATAACGCATCAGCAAACCGCATCAATGCAATATCATATTTAGGGTTCACTTTTGACGGGATTACTATCCGCATTCGTTCAAAAACTATTTCTAAATACTATGGTCGCATGTATCGAAAAGCAGACACTATATCTCAGAATCATGGGAGGACGAAATTTGGCAACAAAATACCAATGAGCAGAATATATCGTCTATACTCCAGGTATGGGAAAGATGAGAAATCAAACAGCGGAAAGTTCACAGCCAAAATGAAAAAAGGCAATTTCCTGAGCTATGTTGATAGAGCTAAGCGTATTTTTGGAGAAAGAGAATCGATAGATCGGGATACAAAACGCGCATGGGGGAAACTACAAAAAAGGCTACACGCCCGGAAACCAAAGCGCGATAGCAACTCTCCGAAATGAGAATAACGGCACATCCCGCGATGGAATGTGCCGCTTTCATAGACTCTCGCCTTACTTGATCTCAACTTCCTGACCATCCTTGAACACGAACCGGATGCTGCCTTTTGCTGATACCCACACCCGATCCACCGTACCGTACCACAGCATCTCGTCAAATTCAGTGATCAAGTCAGCCTTTCGAAGCGTCTGGAGATACGTCATGATCTTGCTGCGCTTGGCGGTCATCTGGGTTTTCTGGGCCGTGGCCTCGTCAAGCCGCTGGCGGATTTCCATGCAGCGCGCTATGTACTCCTCCTGATCCGGCGCAGGCCGCTGCATGAGTTCGGATACGACTTCCAACTCGGCTTGGAACTTGCCGATCTGCTTTGACAGGTTGTCTACTTCCGTCTGCCGGTTTAGAGCTTTTTCGCAGAGGTCGATGATCTCAGCCTTGCTGCCGACCACCCGGTTGATCGCCTGCACGAAGGCCGCCTGCATTTCCTCGGTATGGACCAGCGGCGTCTGGCAGAGCTTTTCATGCTTGTACTTCGCATTGCACTGCCACACCACCTTCTTATAGCAATCCGTGGAATGCCAGGTCTTGCTACCGTACAGACCGCCGCAATCCTCGCAGAAGATGTACCCGGAGAAGCCATGCGGCGTGTAGAACCGGTGCGGGTTCGCTTTCCGGCGCTGCATCTCCGCTTGCACGGCGTCGAACTTCTCCGGTGGGATGATGGCCGGGTGGCTGCCCTCCACATAGTACTGCGGCACTTCCCCCTCGTTGACCTTGGTTTTCTTGGTCAGGAAGTCCACCGTGAACTTCTTTTGCAAGAGGGCATCGCCCTTGTACTTTTCGTTGGTCAGGACGTTCTCAATGCGGTTGGGCGTCCATCTGGCCTTACCACCGGGCGTAACGATGCCCTCGGCGGTCAGTTGCCGCGCGATGAAGGAGGGCGATTTGCCCTCCAGGAACAGGTCGTAGATATGAACCACGATCTCAGCTTCCTCGGGGACGATCTCCGGCTGGCCGTTCGCGCCCTTCCGGTATCCCAGGAAGACCTTGTAGGGCATACTGACCTTGCCATCGGCGAAGCGCTTGCGCATACCCCAAGTGACGTTCTCGGAGATCGAGCGGCTTTCCTCCTGGGCCAGGCTTGACATGATGGTGATGAGCAACTCACCCTTGGAATCCAGGGTGTAGATGTTCTCCTTTTCGAAGAATACCTCGACGCCCTTCTCCTTAAGCGCGCGAACCGTGGTCAGACTGTCCACCGTATTGCGGGCGAAGCGTGAGATGGATTTTGTGATGATCAGGTCGATCTTGCCGTCCAGCGCGTCCTGTACCATCTGATTGAAGCCGTCGCGCTTCTTGGTGTTGGTGGCGCTGATTCCCTCATCGGTATACACCTTCACGAATTCCCATTCATCCTTGGAGTGGATATACTGCGTGTAGTAGTCCACCTGCGCTTCATAGCTGCTGAGCTGTTCTTCCTGATCCGTGGAAACACGCGCGTAGGCGGCGACCCGGCGCTTCCGGGTGCCGTGGATCGGCATGGCGGTAAAGCGGTTCAGTGTCGCGGGCATCACCGTGATCTTCTTTGCATTGCTCATCGTTCGCGCCTCTTTCTGGTTTTCTCCGCCGCCTGCCTTCGCATTTCGTCCGTCCAACTGTCGCGGCGGGTCGGGTCCTCCCATATCCGCTCCTGCGTATGCCCGTCTCGGAATATGAACTCAAGCCGGTTGCCGGAGCAGACGCGGATGCTTTCGACCTGCTCCGCGAAGACAGCCGCATCAAATTCTACAAGGCCCAGCGCGGCGGCAGCTTCGCGTTCGAGGATTTCCTCATGTACCTGCTTGGCCGCGCAGTATGCCTTGCCGTGGCTCATATAGGTGGAGCATTGCCACGTGCGCTTACCGTTGTTCATGCGCCGCTTGTAGCACCTGCCGCAGCCGTCGCAGACCAGTTTGCGTGAGAAGGGGTAGGATTTGTTCAGGTCCTTCTCATGGGTGAATTGTTCCGCGCGTTCCCGGATGATCTCCTGTGTGGTCTCAAACGTCTCGCGGGATACAATGGGCTCGTGGTCATCCATGACGAACACCTGGGGCAATTCGCCACGGTTCGGGCGGACCTTCTTGCCCAGATGATCCACGGTGAACTGCTTCTGCAAGAGAAGATCGCCCTGGTACTTCTCGTTGCGCAGGATGCTTCCGATCGCGGAGTCGTTCCACAGGCCGCCGTTCAGGGCGGGTATCCCCATCCCATTCAGCCGCCGGGCGATGGCATTCTTTCCGTAGCCCTCCAGATACAGGCCGAAGATCGTCTTTACCGTCTCCGCTTCCTCGGGAATCACTTGCAGCTCACCGTCCCGCATCCGGTACCCGTTGAGCCGCGTCGGCGTGGGAATGCCCTTTTCGAAGTCGCGCCGAATGCGCCACTTACAGTTTTCCGAGACCGAGCGGCTCTCCTCCTGTGCGTAGGATGCCAGGATGGTCAGCATCAGTTCGCCATCCGCGCTGAGCGAGTGGATGTTCTGTTCCTCAAAATATACGTCAACGCCCAGCGCCTTCAGTTCGCGCACTGCCTCCAGCAGCGTCACCGTGTTGCGGGCGAAGCGGCTGATGGATTTGGTGATCACTATGTCGATCTTCCCGGCGCGGCAATCCGCGAGCAGCCGCTGGAACTCCGGGCGGGAAGCCTTGGTGCCGGTAAGCGCCTTGTCGGCGTACACACCCGCGAAATTCCAGTCGGGCTGCTTTCCGATCAGGCGGCTGTAGTAATCCACCTGTGCCGAGAACGAGTGCAGCATGGTATCCTTTTCCAGTGAGACCCGAGCGTAAGCCGCCACGTTCAGGATGTGCGGCGTCTCCTGCGCGGCAGGGCGAACCTGAGTGACCAGCCGTGTGGTTGTCTGATTCATTTGCGCTTCCTCCTTTTCGTCAGTGTTATCAGAGGACGCTCGGAAAGGCAAGGCTCACAATAGCGAACGAGCGGTGCGAACTTCTCCGCGAAGGCGGTTTCCAGCCTCGTGTAGTCGCTCTCGTCGATCAGCGCGCGAAACAGGAAGCTGCGCCCCATCGCCACGCCCAGCAGATAGCGGATCTGCCGTTCACGCTGCTCGATCGTCATCACCGCGCGATCCTTTCGCCTTTGTCGTTTCGCCTCCGTCCATAGCGGGCGGCGATGTAACAGCCGTGGGAGCAGTACTTTCGGGCGGCGGACGGATAATGGAAAAACTCCTTCCCGCAGACCGGACAGACGCGAGCCTCCGCGTTTTGCTCGGTCAGCACGCGGTGGCGGTAATCCCATTGATAACGGCAGGCGTTCGAGCAGAAGGTGCGACGGTTACCGGATGCGTTGATCAGCCGCCTGCGGCAATTCATGCAGTGCTGCCGGTCGTTGAAGTTCTCAAAACCGTTGCGCCGACAGGCGGATTTGACCGTGTTGACCGAAACCCGAAGAAGATCCGCTATATAGCTGTAGGACTTTCCCGTTTCGCGGAGCAGGCGCGCCTTTTCAAGTTCTTCCCTTGTCATGATCGATGCCCTCCTTTGTATGCACCTTCTGTGTTACCGGACAGGCCGCCGACCGGCAAGGGCTTTCATAGCGGACAAGAGGCCGAAACCTCAAAAAAAGAAGGCATTCCGCCTCCCGGTAGTCCGCCTCGGCGATCAACTGTTGCGCGTACATCGTGCGGGCGAGCGCGATGCCCGCCAGATACTCCCTGTCCAGAACCGCCTGTTCCCCTGCACGAGTCTGCGCCCGTTCGATGGCGGCGGCGATGGGGCTGCTTATGAACTGCATAAGACCTCCACATGACGGCCAATAGCCGAATTGAGAGTGGCTTGTCTTTTTGCATTTCTGTTTTCTTGCAAAAGTGTAATAATGCAGGCCGCGAAAAAGTGCCGCAGGCTGATGGACCTGCGGCGTCGCGATTATTTGTGGTCTTCAGGCTCGACCTGTTCAGTGTCGCCGTTTTCATCCCTGAGTTTGGTCAGCGCGCTGGTGATAAACCCAGGCAACTTGACGCCCATCTCACCGACATTTTCTACGATGGACAAGCCCTCGTTTGCGACAAAGAAAAACGATGTGGCGGTGCGAAATACGCCTGCCGCGTTGCCGGTGATCCGGTCGATCTGCGCCGCCAGGATGACGATCAGGAAGACCGCGCCCTTCTTCATCAGGCCCTCGAAGCCGGTCGAGGATTTCAGCGTCTTGGTCTTGAACGCCGCTCCGACGCCGGTGATGTAATCCATGATGATGAAGATGAGCAGGATTTCGAGGCTTTTGTCCCAGCCGCCCAGCAGCGTCGAAGCCACGCCCGCACCAACAGCGGCCAGCGTGGAAAAGAAAGCGTCCTTCATGGTTTGACCCCTTTCACGAGTTGATTTCCTCCGAGAATTCCTTGCTGATCCATAAGACCTCGCCGCCGACCAGAACCGGACGCCAACCGTCAGTAGCCGCAGGAGTCAGCACTGTATCCTTGCTCGCCACCTTTACGGCGTCATAAACGGTGCCGGGGCCGGTGCGGAGGTTGACGAAATCCCCGGTGACGCGGATGCCCTCGGTCGGCGTTGGGTCGGCGGGCACCTCTACCGCAGCCGCCAAGCCAAGCGCAGCCAACGTCGCGACGTCACCCTTACCGGTGGCGGGCAGCCCGGCCTTTTGCTGGAATGCCTTTAGCGCAGCCAGCGTCTTTGCGCCGAACTCGCCGTCGCCGTTCAGGTCAGCACCATGATCGTTGAGCGCCTTTTGCATCACGGCCGTCCGGCACCCTCTGTGGCCCAACACGAGATCGCAGCCGGGGTTATACCGAACCACGGCGCAAACCTTGCCCGTGTAGTGCGTGATGGAGTCCGTTCGGACGCCGTAGGCGGAGCCCCTCGCGTGAACAATCTTCAAGGCGGACGCCACCATCGTGACGTGGGTGATGCGGTTCGCACGTCCACTGTTCTTCTCGGTGCAGAGGAACTGTAGGTCCCCCGGCTGCGTGGCTTTCGCGATGACGGAGGAACTGCCGAACTTCTTCCCAATGGCGGCGTAGCTCTCCGGCCAGAGCAGCTCAAAATCATCGTCGTACACCTCGTAGCAGGAGAGCGGTACCTTGCCTCCGTACTTCCACGCCTTGCCCTGTGCGCTATAAGCGCGCGCGATGAGGGAGGAGCAATCGAAGATATCCTCCTGCGTGCGTTTCGCCTGGCTGTACCGGCAGCCCACCTTTTTCAGCGCCCAATCCCGCGCGCCTTGAGCGATTTCCGTGTAGTTCATGGAATCCACCTCTCGTGTAAAAATAGCGCCCCCGGCGCTTGAAATCGAAGTCCACAGGGCTTACAATGCAAATGTGAATCTTGCAAACTGCACATGTTCACGTGGCTAAGCACCTTCCGCCGGGCCGTCATCCGTGGCGGCCCGGCGTATCAAAAAGCCGCCCGATGGCGGACGGCTCAAAAGAGATGTTCAAACGCGAATCCAGGTTCCCCCCGAGTTGTACCAAGGCACGCATTGCGTCCAAACTCCGTTCAGACAGTACCAGACGGCGCATTGCGTCCAGGCGGTCCCGTTGAAATACCAGACCGTGGCGTCCATATACGTTACGGTAATGACGCAGGAGGTCACGCGCGCGTAGTTGGTAGAGTAGCCGCTGCTGGTGGAGGTCTCACCATTATACAGCACCAGCGCGCTGTTCCCCTCGGCAAGGTACGCCCGGACCGCCTCAAACAGCGCGGCGTTGGTGGTGGCGTTCAGGGTATGTGTGACGGTATTGTCGTAGAAGGTTCCCGTCAGGGTGCCCAGTACATTCCCGACCTGCTCGGACCCCTTGATCCCGGTTTTTAGCGTCTGGTACTTCGCCTCGCGGAAGGATAGCTTCTTGGAACTGGAACCAGAGCCCGCCGCCGAGCAGGTAATTTTGAGCGTGATTTGCGAGATGATCTTCCCTTGAAGCGCCGCGCCCGCGCCGGAAAACACCATGACGCCGACGCGGGAACCGGACGAGGATGTCGCCTGATACGCACCCTGACACGCGCCATCGGAGGATCCGGTGTTCCAGGTCGTGCTGCCATACTGGGCGTAGCCGATGGTGGAACTCCCGTTGGCGGTGGCGGTAAATGTGGCCATTCGGCCCCTCCCTTCCGGCGGCAGGCATTAAAAAACGCCACCCTTTGGGTGACGTTATGGTGCAAACAAGTAAACATATTATAGCCTAGCACTGAAACCAAATTATCACTTGCGCTTGAAAAAAGTAGCGATAACATTTTTTCCAGGACCTACTGCGATAACGGCAAAAGTCGCTAAAACGCCGCCAATTTTCAGAACATTATCTTTAATACTGTCTTTCCGATCCTTTTTCCCAGCAAGGCACCTGACACAATACTTCTTTGAATCATCAGGCAACTGCGTATAACACTTTCTGCAGACATAATAGAGTTTATTCCCGCATTTGGCACAAGAATTATCCGCTTTTTTATAGGCGATCCTTTTCTGGTTGGCTACGCATTTTGGATTAATGCATCCTTTAACAATGCCCATCATTCATGCTCCTCAGAAATTCCTAAATAGATCGTCCTATCAGGCATATTAAACTGTTTTGCGAAATCAGATACATCAAGTTTAAGCCTCGTTCTTGACTTCCACACGCCTGCTTCTGTGCCATCGTCAGTTGTATCACACTGGGACAGTAGAGAAGCGTTTTTGGCAACAGTACTCTCGATAAAATGCGAATATTCATTAAGGACTGTTGACATGGCCGCCAACTCTCCTTGGTTGCAGTATATGCCAGCTCTTAGCATTGTAGCCTGGTGTGTGAAGGCGAAGGATCGATTTATGCTGCGCATACGCTCATCAATCAACTTCACTCTTCCGGCCTTTTTTTCAGATTCGTATTCTCTATTCGCCAGATACCGTATATCCGAATGCATCGTAAGAGCAAGCTGAAATGTAGCATCTGATAAAGCTCCTAATGATTGAGCCAGCAATAGCTTTTTCATTTCGTAGTCAGCGATGCTCCTTGACTCTAAATACAATGCTTTCCCGCTATAATACAACCCTATTCTATCATTCTGCTGTCCCTGCAAGACCTCTCTAACTCTATGGTCAATCACATTGATTTGGTTAGCAATCCCCTGAATTTGTTCTTGAAGAGCTATCATCTGCAGTGCATTTGCCATCTGAACCGGGTCTATACCTTTACGAAAAAGTTCCCTCTTTATCGGTAGCTTGGAGCCATAGCGCCCGTTAGCCTCGCGAATTTGTGCAAACATTTTCCCGGATTTCTCTGTCGTGAGCTTTATTCTACCAGTGTCTATTGCCTCCAGAGTGCTATCGGTCGCATCAACCACAAACCTATAGCCCTTCTTTAAGGACTGCTGTGCTTGCGCAAGTATAGGTGCTTCTTTTAATACTGCGTTATACACTTCTTTGGCTGCAGTCTGTGCCAGTGCCAGACCATTCTTTAAGCCGTTCGACAGAAGTTTAATAGGGTACTCGGTATCATATGGAGATATTTCTTCTGAAAGGGGACTCGACAAATCCATATATGAATACTCACCTGAAGCAATATCATTCACCTTACTGCTCCCCCTCAGAATTCTCCACTTTCACTCTTTATTATACAGGAAGCAAAGCAGCAATTCAAGGTAAAAAGTTCGTTATTCCACCGGCACCAAACAAATCTGCCCGTCCACGCCGCTCGCGGGCAACGTGTCGGCGTAGAAGATGCCCAGGTTGACGAGCGCGGTCTTGGCCACCGTAGCGCCGGTGCCGCCATTGGCGACAGGCAACGCGCCGGAAGTATTCCCAAGGCCCAACGCGTTTCGAGCGGCGTCCACTGTTGCCGCACCGGTTCCACCGTTGGCAACCGGCAGCGCGCCTGTGGTGTTTCCGAGGCCCAGCGCGTTTCGCGCGCCCGCCGCGTCGGTCGCCCCGGTCCCGCCATTGGCAATGGGCAGCGCGCCCGTGGTGTTACCGAGACCGAGGGTATTTCGCGCCGCCGCGACGGTCGTCTGGCCGGTTCCGCCGTTGGCGATGGGGAGCGCGCCGGAGGTGTTGCCGAGGCCGAGGGTATTCCGCGCGCCCGCCGCGTCGGTCGCCCCGGTCCCGCCTTTCGCGAGCGGCAGCGTGCCTGTGATCTGCGCGTCCGTGAGCGCGTGTGTGTGCCCGGATGCCGCCGCGCCGAGGTTGGTTCGCGCGGTTGCGGCATCCGCCGCCCCAGTACCGCCCTTCACGAGTGGCAACGTGCCTGTGATCTGCGCGTCTGTGAGTGCATGACTGTGGCCGGACGCCGCCGCCCCGATGTTCGTGGGCGTGATCCCCAACGCCGCGCGCGCGGAAGCCATGTCCTGCGCCCCGGTTCCGCCTTTCTCCACCGCGAGGGGATACCCGCCGGGCGGCAGCGGATACACCAACCAATCCCGCCCCTGTGCGTCCCGCTCATGGAGTTGGACGTCCTTCTTAAACATATCACTCATGTTCATCTATCCTCCGCACTGATTCCAGGCCCCGCCCGAGCCGTAATAGGGGATGCACTGCACCCAGACGCCGTTCACGGGGTAAAACACCTGGCACTTCATGAATGCACCGCCCGTGCAGTAATAGACGAGCCCTTCTTCGTAGGTGATGACGATCTTCAGCGCATCGAGGTACAGGTAGTTGTCCGAATATCCGCTGGACGGTGTGGAGTCGGCGGCATACAGTACCAGCGTGTGGGCTCCGCCTTCGAGGTACGCCTTCAGGCGCGTGAACAGGGTCGAGGTCGAGGAGACCACACGGGAGACGTTGCTGGCGCTGTAGAAGTCGGTTCCCGAAAGGTTCCCCAGCGCGCCACCCACGAACGATGCGCCGGTTCCGCCGGAGGAAGAGGTCGGATTGGCCACGGCGGATTGGGTGAATTTGAGCGTCTTGGTCGCCCAGTTGCCCGCCCCCGCTTCGGATGCACAGGTCGTGATGAACGTGACCCCGGTGACGACCTTGTTCGTCATGTCGAGGGTCTTGAAGTTGCAGATGCCGACGAGATTCCCGGTGGAGGCATACGCTCCCTGCCCGGCACGGTCCGCGAGATAATTGGTTGAGGCATTGTATCTTCGAGAGAAAAGGGTCGCCGTGAAGGTTGCGGTAGCCATTGAAGCACCTCGTTACGATACTGGCTTGAGCCAGAGCTTGCCGCCCACGACCGCCGGTTCGGTGGCGGAATAGATCACCAAATTGGCGGCATAACCGAGGTTTGCGACGGCATCCGCTGCGGACGTCGCGCCGGTGCCGCCGTTGGCGATGGGCAATGCACCGGAGGTATTCCCGAGGCCCAGCGCGTTCCGCGCGGCGTCCACCGATGTCGCGCCGGTGCCCCCGTTGGCGATGGGGAGCGCACCGGAAGTATTGCCGAGGCCCAGTGCGTTCCGCGCCGCCGCAACGGTGGTCTGGCCTGTGCCGCCGTTGGCGACAGGCAATGCTCCAGCGGTATTCCCTAGGCCCAAGGCATTCCGCGCGCCTTCGATGGTCGTCTGACCGGTGCCGCCGTTCGAGATGGGCAGCGAGCCGGAGGTATTACCGAGACCCAGCGCGTTCCGCACGCCCGCCGCGTCGGTCGCGCCGGTGCCGCCCTTGGCGAGCGGCAGTGTGCCGGTGATCTGCGCGTCCGTAAGCGCGTGCGCGTGCCCGGATGCCGCCGCGCCGAGGTTTTCCAACGTCACGCCCAGGCTGTTCCGCGCACCCGCCGCGTCGGTCGCCCCGGTTCCGCCCTTGGCGACCGGGAGCGCACCGTTCAGGTCGGAGAGCGTATGGCTGTGACCGGACGCCGCCGCCCCCAGGTTCGCAAGCGCTTCCGCAGTTGTAGCGCCGCCCGTGCCGCCCTTGGCCACGGGGAGGACTCCGGTCAGGGAGCCTGCCGCAAGTCCGTGAGTATGATCCGTAGCCGACGCGCCGATGTTGGCCGGAGTGATTCCAAGGCCCACACGAACTGCTGTGGAATCGCTTGCGCCGGTGCCGCCCTTGGTGATCGGCAGCACGCCCGTCAGCGAATTCCCCGCGAGGTCGTGGGTGTGTGCTTCTGATACGATGCTGGAGACGATGCCGCAGAGGGCCACGTTGCTCCTGCGGTCGGTGATGTTGGAGGCCGGGACGGCAGTCGCGCCCGCCGCGACGTAAACGTCCGCGATCCCGAGTTCATATACGCTGGAATCCCGTTGCAACGTCGGTGCGCTTGGGGAGGATGCCGCCACGCCCGTCTTGACCGCCGCCACAATCGCGCGGCCCGCCAGGCTCCAACGGACCACCACCCGGTCGATGCGCGGCAGCGTGCCGTCTGCCGTGGCGAGCGCGAGGGTGCGGTCGGCGTCATTGACATAGAAGTATCCGTTGATCCACGCGAGCCCCGCCGCGACGGTCACGCCGAGGCCGTCTCCGGGGGAGACTTGAAGGTTCGTGCCCGGCGAACCGAACACGCCGTTCCCGATAAACGAGGCGAAATACCGCGCCCAGTCCTCCGCGGCATAGGTGCGGTCGCCGTTCACCGAATTGAAAAAGCTCGATTTCTCCGCCATGTGTTACCTCCATTTGAGCTTGTCGCTCAGCATCGGGAGGGACGTCCCGAACGTAATTGTCACCTCGGCCTTCCCGCTCTCGTAAGCCTCCTGGACCTCCGTAATCCGCGCGTCAATCTTCACGCCCCAGCGCCGATTCAGGCAGGTCACGCGGTCGCCCACGTCGTAATCTTTCTTATATTTCAGGTGAGAAGATGGGTTGATCTTGCTCGAAAACGAGACGTTCTCCACCTTGTCAGCCAGCACTGAATTCCCCTTTGCCGTCAGGAGCGCAGCGTAATCGACATTCTGTTCGCCGGATGCGATGTCAGAAGCGGAATAGAAGAACTCCACCCGGTCCAGGCCGACCTTCGAATCGTCGGACACCTCCACAGGTTCCCGCGCCTCGGTGCTGAGGGTGGAATCGCTCTGCAGGTAGATTGCCGTGGCAACGTTTTCATCGCACTCGGAGAACTCCTGCTCCAGCACGTTGTCAAAGTCCGGAGAGAAAACGCACATCGGGTTTACCGTTTGGCCTGACGTCCGGTCAACTCCTTTGTACACGCTGAACGTATGGAGCTTCGTCCTGGGGTCGGTCGTGATCTTGAACCCGAGCTTCGCCACCTGCGCCCGCGCCTCGCACACGTCAAGGGCGTTTGCGAATTCTTCGGAGGTGTAGGCGTAGGGTTCAGACAAAACCCCCGAAAGGTCGATCACCAAATTCGGCGCCATCCGGCGCGGATCGGTCGGTGCGACGAGATTGTCGTTCACGATCCGGGCGAGCAGTTCGTGCGTCCCAACCTCGACGCTGATCATGGGGATGATGAGCCGCTTCCCGATCCAGTGGGTCAGGAACATCCCCTGGATCTCGATGTTCTCCAACCCGTCCGCGTCCTTCGCAATGTGCCGATAGCGGATCTGTCCTGCCTCGTCGCAGTCCCGTCGGAGGATGATCCGCCCGAGCTTCAAAAGCGAGGCGTGTTTGTCCGTCATGGGAACGAGCAGCGAGAACTCCCCGCACGACCAGTACCGCCGGGTCCAGACCAGGGAGGCGATCTCGTCGATGATCCCGAGCAGGGTCATTGAAGCGTCATAGACGTATAGTTCCACGGTTGCGCCTCTCATTGTGTTTAGAAGTACACCTACACCCCCAAGTACCGGTTGCTGTGGTACACGACGATCTCCAGGTTGTCCACGCCCGCGTCGGCCTCGTACTTGATGAGGTTGTCCCCTGGTTCGAGCGCGAGGAACGCGCTGTCGATGTCCAGATATTGGAGCGCATCATCCTCCACGCCTTCGTGGGTGTATGTCGCCCACTTGTCGGCATAGCCGGTGGAGACGGCGAGCGTATCGCCGACGGAGAGCGTGATTTTGAAGCGGATGAACTCGCCCGTCGCAACGTTCAGGATTTTGGGGTTGACCACGGTGTCCACCGCGCTCATCTCCGCGCGGATTCCGCTCTCCACGTCGCCGCCGTTATAGACATTCACGATGACGCTGGGCTGGCGATACCCCACAGACATGCCTGCTGCCGGAAGGCGCACCGGGAACTCCAGCGCGCCCAGCCAGGCGGCGACGTCGGTGCGCCGCTCGGACGCCTCCCGCCAGAAGGGGTTCAGGCATGAGAGCGTGACCGCGAATTTGTGGTAGATGTCCTGGGGCTTCTTCGTCACGACGGGCGAGCTGACCGCCCGGCAGTCGATCACGCGGAGGAAGTCGCCGTATTGATAGGAAAGAACGCCGTCCAGCTTGGGATTGAGCACGCGGGCCAGCTTGCGCCGAAGCTCCCGCGCCTTGGAGGGATCGCGCTCCCGGATGGAGCCGGACAGGTCGATCTCGCGGCCCTCGATGCGGCTGGCGACGTAGGAGTCCCCGTCCTGACCCATCGAGTGGATGGTATAGAGGGTGGAGCGCACGTCGGTCAGCCCACTCACCTCCTGGGTGCAGAAGGCGGAGGCGTGCGAGAACGCGAGCGCCTCGCCGTTCTCGTTGGTATAGACAAGGGTCTCGATCCTTCCTCCGTTCACGTAAGCGCCCTCGCAATCTGCCTGAACTGCCGCGCGGCCTCCCGCTGCTGGCCGACGTAAGAGGTTTCATGGGCGTAGATGTTCTGCTCCACCGTCACGGAAGGAGAAGCAGCGGAATCCTTCGTGGCGGCGATGGCCGCCGTGAAGGCCCGGACCAGCTGATTCACTTGGCGTTCGCCGTCCGCACGGGACTCGGCGAGGATTTCCCGCATACCAGACTTGAGCCGCGCGGACATCTCCGTCCAGAGGGCATCGAGCGGGAGGATCGCCTCCGGCCCGGCCTCGCCCACGCCCTGCAACCCCGCGCGGGTGTTGAAGATGGTCGGCTGGTCAAAGATGCCGCCCAGGGCGTTCCACTTGAGGGAGAGCTTCGGGATTTTGATCCCCCAGCCGACGTCACTCCAGGTCACGTCGATGGTGGGCAGCTTGAAGTTCGGCAGCTTCCAGCTGAAATTGAACAAATCTTTGAAGCCCTGGACCTTGCCCTGGACCCAGTTGTAAGCCGTGGTGATGGGCGACTTCACGATGTCCACGACCTTGTCCCACACATCCTTCACGCCGGATTTCACCGAGTCCCAAGCATCGGTGATGCCGGTCTTTCCGATGGAAACCGCGCTTTTGACGGCGTTTGTGATCGCGAGCCATTTCGTCCCGGCGTCGGTTTTCAAGGTCTCCCAGATGTCCTTCGCGCTGCTGGAAATCGTGGTCCACTTTTCGGAGAGGGTGGATTTCGCCGTTTCCACCGCGCCGGTGACGGCACCGGTGATAGCATCCCATTTGTCGGAAGCCGCAGTCTTGAGGCTGTCCCACTTGCCGGAGATCGTTGTCTTGGCGGACTCCCACTTGCTTTCAATGGCCGTCTTCACCGTATCGACCGCCGTGCGGATTGCCGAGGTGATCCCGGCCCATACCGTGGAGGCGGTGGAGGAGAGGGTGTTCCAGGTGCCGGAAAGGGCAGTCTTGGCCTTCGTCCACTGATCTTCCGCCCAGGCCTTCGCGGTATCCACCGCGCTGGAGATGGCACCGGAGATCGCATTCCATGTGGAAGTGGCCGCCGCGCTGATGGACGTCCAGATGCCCGTGACCGAATCGGAGAAAGCCGTCCAAGCGGCGGAGGCGGTGGATTTGATGGAATCCCATAGCCCCGAGAAGAAATCCTTCACGCCGTTCCAGATGGACGCAATGATGCCCGCGATGTCGATGCCGAACGACTCGGCAATGGTCTTGATCGCTTCCCACACGCCGACGAAGAACGCCTGGATCGTCGCCCAGATGTTGTGCCAATACTCGCCCAGAGCTGCGAGCGCCGCCTTCAGGTACTCGAGCGCGCCGGTGAAATCCCCGGAAAAGAACGCGATGAGCGCGGCGAAGATGTCGATGACAACGGTCACCGCAGAGACGATCACCTGGATGAACGGCCCGATGGCGTTCATGATTCCGTTTGCGACGGCGAGGACATAGGCCACCATCGCCCCGATGACGACCCCGATGGCCGTCACCACCGGCTCGATTGCGGCCCAGATCCGTTGAAAGACATCCACGACCGTCGCCCACAGGTTGGTCAGCGCCTCTTTTACTGGTTCCAGGGATGCCTTGATGTTCTCGAAGGTGGCGAGGAACATCTCCTTCACCGGCTGGAGCGCGGCGACGATGGACGCCCAGACCTCGTTGACCTTGTTTCGGAAATCCTCGTTGGTGTTGTAGAAGTAGAGAAAGGCAGCGACCAGCGCGGCGACGGCCGCGAGGATGATGCCGACCGGCCCGGTGAGCGCCGTGAAGGCCGCGCCCAGGCCGTTCGATGCGGTGCCAACCCCGCTGATGAGCTTCGCCACCGGAGACAGCGCCTTCGTCACCGTTCCGATCGTCCCCACGACCTTGCCGACGATGACGAGCGCGGGTCCCACGGCTGCGACGATCATCGCGATCTTCACGATCATCTCCTGCATCTGCGGGCTGAGCGAGCCGAACCAGTTCCCGACCGCCTCGATCTTCTCCGCGACAGTCTCCAAAATGGGAACCAGGGTGTCGAGGATTTTCTCCCCCAACATGCGCCCGCCGTTCTTGATCTTGTTGAACGCGACGGTCACATCGTCGGACGAGTCCATGATGGTCCCATAGGTCGTTTCGACCACATCGCCGTAATTCTCCATGGAGTCGGCGAGGTCTTCCACGGTGAAGCGGCCTTCCCGGATCGCCGTCGCCATTTCGGCCGCGCCTCTGACGCCGAATGTCTCCTGGGCGATGGCGAGCGCCTCGGTTTCGGAGGACGCGTTCTTGATGCTACCGATGACCGTCTGGAGCGCCTCGCCCAGCGGCATTCCGCTGTCGGTGAGGTTGTTGACCGCCTTTTTCAGGCCCGCCATGGCGACGCCGGTATCCACGCCCGCCAGCTCCATCTGCGCGATGAGGTTGATGGACTCCTCCGCCGACAGCCCCAGTTCCTTGAAGGTCGCGCTGTTGGCTTCCAGGATGGACATGAGGTCCGACATGGACAGGCCCGTCTGCTGGCTCTTGGCGGTCAGCATCCCGAGCAGGGCGTTTGTGTCCGAGGTATCCAGGCCGAACTGCTTCAAGAGCCGGGCGGTGGAGTCCACCGCGTCGTTCACGTTGGTGTTGTTGACGGCGGCGAATTCCAGGAAGGTTTGGGAAAGCTCGGACAGCTTGTCGCCGGTGGCGTCGAAGCGGATACTGACCTCACTGACCGCCGCGCCCGCGTCATCCATGGACACCGCCATGTTCGTGTACAGGCCGACCGCCGCATCCTCCAAGCCGGAGAGCGCGTCGCCTGTAGCCCCGGTCTTGGTGGCGATTCCGTCCAAGCCTTCGTCGAGGTCGTAAAATGCTGCGACGCTGGCAGCGCCCAGGGCGGCGATGGGCGCGGTCACGTTCTTGGAGAGGCTTTCACCCGCACCCGTGATCTTTTCCCCGACCTCAGTCAGGCGTTCTCCGACGCCCTGGAGGTTGACGGAGAACTGGTACCAGCCGTTCTGGTTGTTTGCGATCTGGTCGTTGACGGTCTTGAGCGCCGTCTCGGTCTGCTCGAGCTTTTCTTTGGCGGCGTCGAGCTTTTCCTTGAGCTTCTGGGTTTCCTCCGCGTCAGCACCCTTCGCCTCAACGGATTTCTGGTAAGCGGCTTCGAGCTTTTCGACCTTATCGCGTTGAAGGGATAATCTTTCGGTCAGGGTCCCCGCGCTCTCCCGGAGCTTTGAAACGACCTTGTCAAAGTCGGTGACGCCGGTGGTGGAGCTTTTGTACTGGTTCTGAAGCGCCGTCATCTGCTTCTCGAACTTCGCCATGCCGGTCTCGAACTTCGCGCTGTCCAGCGACAGCCGGACGATGAGGTCGCCCAGTTCCTTCGCCATGCTCCACCACCTCCTTCCGTCAGGTCAGATCGTCAAACGGCGTCGCCATTCTGGTACGCTTCCCGCCGCGCTGTTCCAGATGGCACAAATAAAGCGCCCGGAGCTTCCGAAACGTCGTTTGCCAGAATTCGGCCTGCGTCATGCCCAGCACGACCGTGCCGATATGGTAAAGCCGCACCCAGTCGATTCCCTCGCCGGATGCGGCTTCCCCTTCCGGGGCAAACGAGTTCCAGAGCTCGTCTAGGTAGGGTCCCCGGTGTTCACCACCTCGTCGCCGTCCGGCATGGCAGCGGTGAGCGCGGACGTGATGCTGTCCATGATCCCGCTGAGATTGGCCAGCGTCACCATGCCGCCGACGCGCTTCTCGGTCAAGGTCTCGTCCTCATGGAGAAGGCCCGCCCACAGGAGCGTGCGCGCGGCTTTGAGGCTGCCCTTCTGCATCGCCTGGAACGCCGCGTCCATGGAGCCGAACTTTTCTTCTAATTCCGCAAAGGCGTTGAGATCGAATTTCAGGCAGCGCGGCTTGTCCAGTTCAATGGGGACCGCGATTTCCCGAATGTCCTTGAGTGCCATATTCCATTACCTCCGTGCCGTCAGGATTGGCTCCCGGTGCTTTCATCGCCGGGCACCTTGTCAAACCACATGGCCGCGCCGGTGAAATCCACGTCGCCGCTGTCCGCCTCGCGCTTCCATTCGCCGTCATGAATCCGCTTGACGAACGTGCCGGAGAGCTTCGGGTTGTTCCACTTGGGCTTGTCCTCCAGGGTGGCGTACTCGTCGTCCTTGAGCGCGAATTTGCCCTTGAGCAGCCACACGAACCGGTAGTTGCCCTTGGTGGTGCGGGACATGAAGCCGATGGCCACATAGGGCGGGATGTCCGTGTCCCGCTGGATCATGACGCCCGCGCTGTAGGTATGGCCCAGCAGCGCCGCCTGCGTCTTGATGGGCAGCGTCGCCAGCTCCATCTCAAAGGCGATGTCGCCCAGGCTCGTCTGGGTGTCGAACGGGCCGTCATCCGCGTACAGGGTCTCCTGGTTTGATGCCGGGCTGATCTTTGCGGTGACCGCGCCGATCAGGGGTTGGGGCGTTCCGTAGGCGAGCGCGTCCTCCGAATCCTCGGTGAGCAGCGCGTAGTGCAGGTTTCGTAAGCCGACCGGCTGCATGTTTATCCCTCCAGGCTCTCGTAGTGTTCATAGTTCACGGACTTGACGTAGATCGCCTCGTCCGGCAGGTAATCGTCCGCAGCCTGGGCAAGGCGGCGGAAATCATGGGAAGAAAGGCATTTGTGCAGCGCGGCGTTCACGCCGCGCAGGACGTTTTCCCTGGCATAGATGTCGATGCGGTACGCCGTCCGCTCTTGGGTGGGGGCGTCATCCGCCCAGGCCGTATACTCGCGTCCCGCCTCGGATATGGCGAGCCGGGGAAACAATTCCGCCTGGGGCGAGAGAATCTGATAAATGGCCTTGTGGCCGGTAGGGTCTGATGGCAGGAGTGCCGTGAGGCGCTCGTCCGCGAGCAGAAGGTCCACCAACATGCTGCAATCCATATCCGTACCCCTCACAATCCGAGCTTTTCTTTGAGTTCGTCCGCCACCGCTTGGTGGACTTCCGCCGCCTTTTCCTCCAGCGCGGGCGCGAAGAACGGCCGCGCGGCCATCTTCACAGTGCCGTGCTCCAGGTACTTCCAGTAGTACGAGGGGCCGTTTGCGCCACCCGCGACGGTGACGCCCGCCATGTTCAGCGCTTTGTCCGCCGTGATGGTGTCGGCCAGATGGAAAGGTGAGAGCTTTCCGCCCGTCCGGTGTTTCAGGCTGCGCGGCGCTTTGGCCTTCACCGCTGGGACGAGTACCTGCGCGCCCTTGTACAGCGCGGAGGAGATCGCGCCCTTCGCGGCGTCACCCAGCGCTTTTGCCTGGTTGCCGACTTCGCCGAAGGAATCCAAATCCAGCGCGCTCATTCGGAGGACGTCTCGCTTTTCGTCAGAATCTCCAGGGCGACGTTCCGCCCGCCGGGGTTGACCACCGATTCGATTCCGTAGTCCGTGCCCCGCCAGCGGATGGTCATCTCCGCGGTGACGTCGGCCCGGTACCGGATGATGAAGCGGATGGAGTTCTCACGGTTGACCGCTGCCGCCTGGAAGTACGCCCGCCCGGAGAGCGGCTCCGCCTTCGCCCAGACGGCGCAGAGGGTTTCCCACGTTTCCGTGGTGATGCCGCTCTTTACCGTCACGGCGCGCTTTCGAACCTCGAGCCGCTCCCGCAGGTCGCCCGCGTTCAGGTCGTATTGGTTTTTTGGCATACATGCCTCCGTTAAAAGAGCGCCCCCGGCTCCCGGTGCGGCCAGAGCAGCGCGTGGAACGCGGCTGTCATGGCGCTGTGCGCGGAGGCATCGTCGGCTTCCCGGTGTGCGTAGTGGTACCCCGCGAACAGCAGCACCGCCAGACGCACGGGTTCCGGGGCGTCCGAAAACGACTGCCCGCAAAAGTCCGCCACGGCCGCTTCCGCGATCCGCAGCAGCATTCCCAGATAGTCGTTTTCATCGTCCGCCTCGATCCGCAGGTGCGCTTTCAGCTCGTTCAGGGTCACCATCACGAGGCCTTCTGCTGGAGTACCTTCACCGCTTCGGGCAGGATGAGCTTGCCGTCCACGCGCTCGGAGGAGAGGAACCCGACCTGACCGGTAGCGGCGTACAGTTCGTTGAGCCTCTGGAACGAGCGGCCTTCGCGGTCCGCCACCCAGTAGTAGCCCAGGTCGCCGAACAGGATGGTCTTGGTACCGGCGGCAAGGGAAGGCATGAATGCGGAGGTATACACGGGCCGGTTCAGGATGGTATCGGGCGTGCCGGCCGTGACGGAGGGCTGCCAGATGTAGTCACCGGCCCCGTTCTTGAGCTTCCTGAGGGCCTTCACCGTGCTGTCATTCATCAGGAAAACAGCGTTCCTCCGGTAGGGAGCGCGCAGCGAGTAGAACAGGTCCAGTACCTCGTCCATCGTGATCGCCGTGGCACTGGCAGCAGTGACGCCGGTTTCCGCACCTCCCGTGGCAGCCAGGATACCGAGCGGCTTCCCGCTGCCGTTGCCGGTGAAGAACGCTTCTTCCTCTGCCGCACCAATCCGGCGCGCGAATTCGGTGGCGATATAGGACGCGATGTCGAACACCGAGTCGTTCAGCAGCTCGTCCGAGACCTTAATCATCGTCGCCAGCTTGTACGCGCCGATGGACGTCATGCCGAAGGTATCGTCGCTCTCGGGGTAGGCCGCTTCCTCGTCGATCCAGGCGGCGCTGCCCTTTGAGGCCACGACCGGAATCTTGCGGTCGCCGGAGGAGGTGGTGATCACCTTGGCGAGCTGGCGGAAGATGTTCTGCTCTTGGAGCGAATCGATCAGGGTGCGCTGGAATTCGTCCGGCGCGAGGAAGCCGCCGTGATCGTCCTGGCCGATCTTGAGCGCGTTGTACACGTCGTGGGCGACCGACTTGTTGCGCATGACCTGCCAGAAGGCAGCTTTGTACTCGTCGGTCGCCCTGCCGGACTTGCCCTTATTGGCAGGCGTGCCGGGCTTGTCGGTCAGCGGGTTGCGGGTCGGCTGGGACAATTCCAGGTCCAATGTGGCCTGGCGTTCCAGGCGCTCGACCTCCTTGCCCAGGGCGACCACATCCGCCTCCATCTTGTCATAGGTGGCGGCGTCCTCGGCCGAGAGCATCCCGTCGTTCCCGCGCTTGGTATCCAGGAAAACCTTCGCGGCGTCCCACGCCTTGGCGCGCTTTTCGCGCAGGGAAAGAATCTGGTTCATGGAAATCCTCCATTTCATTTTAAAAGCGCCAGCCTCTTTTCGAGGGCTGACGCTTCTACTCGGGGTTGTTCGGGTTTGGGAATCCGGGCCTTCACCTTGTCCAGCAGGCTGTTGGTCACAGCCCTGCGGGAGAAGGAGAAACTGTTTTCCGGCGCTTCGCCGGGTGGCGCGGAGGCTTTGAACATGATCTCATCGCAGAAGCCCAACTCCAGCGCCATGTTCGCGTTCATCCACGTTTCCGCGTCCATGAGGTGGGACAGCTTCGCGCGGGACAGGCTGGTCTTGATTTCATAGGCGTTGACGATACTCTCTTTGTACTCGTCCAGCATCTGGATCGCCTTGCGCATTTCGTCGCTGTCCCCAATCGCCACGGTTAGCGGGTTGTGGATCATCATGGTGGAGACGGGCGACATGAGCACGCGCGTCCCCGCCATAGCGATGACGGACGCTGCCGAGGCCGCAATGCCGTCGATCTTGACCGTTACGTCGCCGGGGTACTCCATGAGCATGTTGTAGATTTGCGCCGCCGCGACGCAATCGCCGCCTGGGCTGTTGATCCAGACGGTGATGGGGCCGGAGCCAGACAGAAGATCGGCCTTGAACGCGGCGGGCGTCACATCATCCTCGAACCAGCTTTCCTCGGCGATCACGCCGTCCAGGTACAGGGTGCGGATTTCAGGTGCGGTTTCGTCCCGCACACGAGCGGCGGACTCCGCCCATCTCCAGAATCGTTTCATTTCGGGGCCTCCTTGTTTTGTTGGCTGGCGGCAAAGATTCCCGCGTCGGCCAGTCGGGTCATGTTCCCGTTGATGAGGAAAAGGTCGCCACCATCTTCGGCGGGGATGCGGTCGAGGTTCTCCAACTCGCGGATGTCGTTGGCGCTCATCCACCCGTTCTGGCGCGCGATGGAGTAGCCGGTCATGCGGCTCTGGTAATCACCCCGCAGAAGCCCTTCCACGTTGAAGCGCACAAAAAAGCGCTCCTTCTCAGCTTGCGAAAGAAGCGCGCGGTAGATGGCCTGTTCCCAGCGGGTGATCCATGGCGCGAGCGTGTATTTCACGAATTCCAGCGACTGCTGTTCGATGTTGCTGAACGAGGACTTCTCCAAATCGCCCACCATGTGGGGCGGCACCCGGAAGATGCGCGCGATCTCGTCAATCTGGAATTTTCGCGTCTCCAGGAACTGCGCCTGCTCCGGGGAGATAGAGATGGGCTTGTAGGCCATTCCTTCCTCCAGCACCGCGACGCGGTGGGCGTTGGCGCTGCCCTGATAGATGGCGTTCCAGGATTCCCGCACGCGCTTGGGGTCTTTCACGACGCCCGGATGCTCCAACACGCCGCCCGGCTGCGCGCCGTTCTGATAGAAGGACGCGCCGTATTCGTCGCAGGCCAGTCCCATGCCGATGGCGTTCTTCGCCATGGCGATGGGCGAGTATCCGACCAACCCGTCGAAGCCCAGGCCCGGAATGTGGAGCACGTCCGAGGGAGCCAACCGCACGGTGGACTTGCCAACCATGGAGCGCACGTCCCCGTCCGCACGGGTGTACTCGTAGAAGATGTTGCCCTGGGCGTCCCGGTCCACGTTCATGCGATCGGGCATGAGCGGATACAGCGCCACGACCTCGCCGCGCCCGTTGCGGATCACCTGCGCGTAACCGTTCCCCCACAAAAGAAGGTGCGTCATGAGGGTTTCCCGGAAGGAGAAGGCCGACATTTCGGGGTTTGGCTCGTCATGCAGGATGCCGTACAGCGGATGCGCGAGCGCCTTTTCTTTGCTGCCCGCGTCGTTGTACCGGTACACGTGCAACGGGAGCGAGGCGATGGCCTCGGACAGGATGCGCACGCAGGCATAGACCGCGGTCATCTGCATGGCGGAGCGCTCGTTCACTGCCTTGCCAGAAGTGGTCCCTCCAAAGAAAAAGGAATAAGCGCCACCGTTCAAGTTGTTTTGTGGCTTGTCGCGATTCCTGAACAGGATGCGCAGAGGATTTCCCATCCATCTAACCTCCAACATGATTAAGAAACGAGTCAAAGTGTGCTATAATTCTTGCGTGTATTCCCTATTCTACGGGAGGAACAATCATGGAGATATTCAAAAAGGAAGTTGACTGGTCCGTTTTTGTTGACGGCATGAATATACCTCTGGCGGTCCAAGCGATGCTGTTTCATCAGCTTGGATACAATTTAGCACGCGGCGAGAGGAAGGACATTTCCATTGAACTGGACGGTCAGAAATATCTCGCGCAATTACGAAGCCTGCCCATGAGAAGCGCTCCGGAGCGCGGCGACATGATACATGTCCGCTATTCCAGCGATTCGCCCATCGCGGTGAAGATACGCGAAATCTACACAGAACAATACGCCTTCCTTTGCAGCGAAAGGGAGGGTCAACCTTCTCGTAAGCATATCCGATTGCCCGACGATCTCTACCAGGAGATATCCATATGCGTCGAGAACGCAGAGCTTCGATTCGTCGCGGGATGAAGGTGACGAGGTTTCATATGTAGAGCAATCCCCTCGCGTCATAAACAGAACCGGATAGGCCGCCGTGCCGGATCGCCCGGTCCAGCGCCATGATGGTGGCGACTGCGCCGTCGATTTTCTCCGTCGATTTTTCTTTATCCGCCTTGATGTTCCCGGCAGGATCGGAGCGGATGGTCACGTTATCGACCATCCAGCGGAGTACCGGGTGTCCGCCGTGGGCGAGTTTGCCCTCCAGCGTCAGTTTCATAAGCTCCTTGGTGGGCGGCGACATGTCCTTGTAGCCTTGGCCGAAGGGCACGACGGTGAAGCCCAGCCCTTCGAGGTTCTGCGTCATCTGCACCGCGCCCCAGCGGTCGAAGGCGATCTCTTGGATGTTGTACTTCGTGCCCAATTCCTCGATGAATTCCTCAATGAAGCCGTAGTGAACCACGTTGCCTTCGGTGGTGAACACATGGCCCTGCTTGGCCCAGATGTCATAGGGAACGTGGTCGCGCCGGACGCGAAGCTCCACATTGTCCTCCGGCAGCCAGAAGAAGGGCAGGATTTCATATTTGCCATCCTCATCTTCCGGGGGAAAGACCAGCACGAACGCCGTGATGTCGGTGGTGGAGGACAGGTCGAGGCCGCCGTAGCAGACGCGCCCGCGCAGGCGCTCCGGGTCCACCGGGAACGCGCAGGCGTCCCATTTGTCCATCGGCATCCAACGGGCGGTGCTGCTCGTCCATTGGCAGAGGAAGAACTGCCGGAACTGCATTTCCTCAGCCGGGTTCTGCTTCGCGCTCTCGCAAGCGGCGCGGTAGAACTCCGGGTCCACCGTCTTTCCCAGCGAGGGGTTGACGCTGTGCCACACCTTCGGGTCCGTCCAATCGGCCTCCGTCGGCGCGCCGTACACCACCGGGTAGAAGGTGGCGTCGTGCTTCCGACCTTCGAGAATGTCCGTCGCTTTGGAATGTACCTCGTAGCAGATGCTGTTCTTGTCGCTGCCCGCCGTGGTGATGACGAAATTCAGCGACTGCTTTCGCGCGGCTCCGGAACCCTTCGTCATCACGTCGAACAGCTTCCGGTTCGGCTGGCCCAATAGCTCGTCGAAGATGCAGGCGTGGACGTTGTAGCCGTACTTGGAGGCGACCTCTGAGGACAGCGCCTGATAGATGCTTCGGGTCGGCGTGTAGACGAGGCGCTTCTGGCTCTCCACAATCTTGATGCGCTTGAGCAGCGCCGGGCTCTGAAGCACCATGTCCTTCGCCACGTCGAACACGATGCTGGCCTGTGCGCGATCATTGGCGCAGCCGTAGATTTCCGCGCCTTCTTCCTCGTCGGCGCAGAGCATGTACAGCGCGACGGCGGCGGCCAGCTCGCTCTTTCCGGCCTTCTTGCAGATTTCCACGAAGGCGGTATTGAACTGCCGGTAGCCGTTCCCCTTTACCACGCCGAACAGGTCTCGGATGATCTTCTCCTGCCAGTCGAACAGCAAAAATGGCTGGCCCGCCCACACGCCCTTGGTGTGCTTGAGGCTCTGGATGAAGGCGACGGCATGGTCCGCGCGGGCTTTATCGTAATGGGAAGTGGGCAGCATGAACTCCGTGGGCCGGAATCCCTTAGTGCGCGCCACGCCTGCATCCCGCCTTCCTGGGGAAATTCAGGCGCGCGAACTCGCCGAAAAGCAGTCGCGCCACGCAGTCGCGCACCCGTGCGGCGGCGGCAGGATCGGCGAATAGGCCCAAATGGTGTTTCATCCCGTCATGGTGAATGTACGCCTCGAAGCAGCCGAGTCGTGGCGAGAAGCTCACGCCGATATAGCCGCTGGTGTTGGTCCCCCGCCGCTTCTGGTTGAACCCGTTCTGCTGGTGTGTGCAGGCGCGTAGGTTCGCGCGTCGGTTGTCCAACTTGTTACCGTTGATGTGGTCGATCTCCATGCCATCTACCTCCGGGAACAGGAGGCGGTGGAGCACGACCGTCCCACGCCGGGTATGCGTGGCCGGATAGCCGCGTTTCCCGAGGTGCCATGTATGGCGCTGGATCAGCGGCAGGTCGGCGGGGTCGAACAAAAAAGCGCCGCCCTTTCCGAAGGAGGCGACGCAGTAGCCATTCTCGGTGATGGTAATGGGATTTCCCACGCGCAGCCCCCTTTCTCGAAAATGGGCAACAAAAAGCGGCTCGCGCCGCTTTGAAGATATCTTTTGATTTACAGCCTGCGGATCACGTCGCCATACGCCGCGCCCAGCGTCGATCCGCTGTCCCATTGGATGTGGATGGTGCCGATGTCGTCCACCGCGATGACCGCGCCCTCGTCGCCGGGCCGGAGCTTGGTGTAGGGGTCGTTCATGGATACTAGCGCAACGCGCGTGCCTGCCGGATACTGGCGGCGGAGGCTCTCCACCACCGCGCGGGAAGGAAAACCGTTCATATTGGCCACCTCCTTCAATACTCGCTGGGGAAAAGCAGCGTCGTGGCGCTGTGATCCCATTCGGTGATGATCCAGAGTTTCCAGGCGGGATGCGCCGCGTTTTCGTAGGCAGCGAAGATGCGGTTGTCGTTGTGCTTGAGCGCGTCCTCGTTCTGCTGCCTGTCGCTCTCACACATCTCGCCCCAGTCGGCATTGAGATAGCGCGTGAATGATGCCTTGGCGAACCTAGCGAATTCAACGCTTTCCTCTATGATGTTTGCCACCCCGCGCGTCGCCACCAGTTGCCCGATCGGGAATTTGCCTGCCATGTCCGTCGTCCTCCTTGCGTTGAAGTGACTGGACTGTACTCGAGACACCCCGGAAAGACAAGGCTTTTGCGCGCTTTTCAGGAAAAGAAAAGCGCGCGGATGATGAAAAATGCGGCCCGAAGGCTGCCCTTTTTTAAGTTATTCTTCAACCCGTGTGGCCGTTTCCCCGGTGAATTGCTCCCAGCGCCGCACGATCAGGTCGCAGCGCAGCGGGTCGGCCTCGATGGCACGACAGGCGCGCCCGGACTGCTCGGCGGCGATGATCGTCGTACCCAAGCCCGCGAAGGGGTCCAGGACCACGCCGTTCACATCGGAGTGCATCTTGATACAGCGCCACGGAAGCTCCACCGGAATTTGCGGTTCGCTGTCCTTATCGCGACGGACGGCGGAAATTTCCCATACGCCTGCGTATCCCCATTTGCGACGTTCGTCGCGGGTGAGGCGGCGCACGAACTGGAAGGCGTGAGAGGCGAAGGCCGACACCCAGGAATACTCCTGGTCGTTGTAGGCGTCCGTCTCTTGCCCCGAAAAAGCGGTCACGTAATCGTACTGCGGTGCGGGTTTATTTGAGGCCGCTTGCAACGCGCCTGCCGTGGGGAGATTGCCGGTCATCTTCCAGACGCGAATCCACAGTGGTCGGTAGTTCGCGTCCGCGAACAGTCGAATGGAGTGGAACCCGGTTGGCTCGATGAATTGACTCCCGGTCTTCGTAACGTCGGAAGTCTGCCAACAGATGATGTCTGCGTACCGGGTAAGGTGCTGGATGACCGCGCCCATGCGTTCCAGCCAGGGGTCGATTCCGTCCCTGTTGTATGCCTTAGGATCGACAACTGGCGAGGTGATCGCGCATTGCGCACGCTCGGTACCCATGAGCCGCACATAGCTCTCCGCGTCGGCCGGATCGCCGCACAGGAGCAGGTGATCGCCGAGTTGCCACAGGGACCCGGTGCGCGAGGTAGCACCACCCGATGCTTCGATGTCCTTCTTTGCTTCGTCGGCGTCGAAATCGTCCTCCACGGCATCCTTGGAGTAGAACTTGTTGAGCAGCGCATCCACCTCATCGGCGTCGAAGCCGGTCAGCGATACGTCGAACGCCTCTGCGTCAAAGTCGGCCATGAGCGATGCCAGCTTCCCCTCATCCCAATCGCCCTGGATTTTGTTGAGGGCGATATTGAGCGCCTTCTCGCGCTGGGGATCGAGATCGACCACCACGCAGTCAATTTCGGTGAGGCCCAGGTCCAGCAGCACCTTCAGCCGTTGGTGGCCGCCGACCACATTGCCCGTCTGGGCGTTCCAGATGACCGGTTCCACATACCCGAATTCGGCGATGGAGCGCTTGAGCTTCTCAAACTCCTTGTCGCCGGGCTTTAGGTCTTTCCGTGGGTTGTACGCCGCAGGGTTGAGCCGGGCGGCGGGGATCTTCTGAATGTTCATGCCGCACTCCTTACATGCACTGTTCATAGGGGATTCCGACGTACTCCAGCACCTGCCGCATCCCAAGGCCACCGGCGTCCCAATCCTTCACGCAATAGCGCCAGAGCTTGGGGTGCGTCTGCTGGAGGCGCTGGAAGCGGTTCGGGGTATCGTCCAGATGTGCGCCGAACATGCAGAAAATACAGCCGGTGCGCTCATAGCCCATGTCATAAATCCTGCTGTAAGGCACATCGTTCTGCCGGATATACGCCCACACATCATCCTCCAGCCAGAATGATATGGGCGTTGAGACAGGGCGCTTCGACTCAAATGCGTTGCAGCCCGTCCGCAGCCATTGCTGAGTCCGCAGCTTGCTCTCCGCCGCCATGGTGCCGATGATGGGCACGCGCCCGGTATCATGGGCGTACTTTTTGAGCGGCTTCTTTTTCATCTCAGAGCAGCAACCGGAGCCGATCTTGAACGGTGCGCCCAGCAGGTACTGCCATTGGTCGGACAGCCGGAACCGGCTTTTCTTGCCGTCACGCCGGACGCCGTACAGCTTCTGCTCCATAACCTCCGGATTGCCCTGTCGGATTCGATATATCCACTCGGCCTGCTCTTTCCCGACCACGGGATACCCGTGCTTCTCAATGACCTGCCGGAACGACATCTCCGGGCGTACCCAGATGACGTTCGGAACGCTCTTGACGAACTCGCGGATTTCGGGGAATTCAAGGCCGGTGTCGGAAAAGACGGCAGGGACGTCCGGATACATGGAGCGGACGAGGTTCAGAAGGGCGGTGCTGTCTTTGCCACCGGAAAAAGAGACGTAAACCATCCCGCCCCAGTGCTCATACCATTCCCGGATGCGAAGCTGAGTTTTGAGTATCTTCGCCTCCAACGGAAGGTTCTGCATCTGCGTAAGCTGCCATAGTTCCATAATAGCCTCGTTTCGTAATGGAGCGCGGAGAATGGTGCTGCCCCTTCGCTTCCCACCGGGTAGGTGGGTGGTCTGCTGTTAGCCTATCCGCGCATGAAAACACCGGGAATCATCTCGGCGTGGTGACGGAATGCCGCTCCGCCTGCGTGATCTTTTGCCCCTTGTACATGCCCGCTCCCAACTCGTCGATTTGAGAGAACGGTATTTCCGGCACGGTCAGCCGCGCCCGGCAGGCAGGATCAATGAAGTAGATGTACCGAAGCTGGAAGCCGGGGATGGGCTTCGCGCCAACGTAATCCAGATACTTCTTGAAATTGTAGGTGCCGCCCGTCACGTCGAAGAACGTCAGTCCGCCAAGTTCCCGGCGCGGCGTGGTGGGGTTTGAGGCCAGCGTCATCTTGTGGATGCGCGTGCCATCCGGCAACTCCGCGAGGTTCAGGTTTTCCTTTATACCGGTCAGAACGAAATTACTGGCCCGGTAGATTGAGCCGTCCCCGCAGGAGCAGGCGTCCGCGAAGGAGATAACCCATTTGACCTGCGGCGCGTACTTTTTTATGAGCTTGATGCTCATGGAAATGGCGCGGCTCTCGGAATTCCTGGGCAGCACGCTGTCGAATGCCATGCGGTTCAGCTCCAGGAATTCGTTCCAGCCGGTACCCTCCACAAGACCGATGATCTTGCTTTTGTCCAGCGAAGGGCCATAGCTCATGACGCCATGAAGTTGGCCGTCCAGGAAAACGCCGAAGTGGAGCTTGGAATTGTTCACTACCTTCCCGGAGTAGTGGTGTGCCCGGATGAAGGCGTTGGCGATGTCGGAGGGGAGCACCTTCATCACAATTTCTTTAGCGCGGCCCACTCTCTCACCACCTCGTACAGCCCGTTGCCGTTGTGATTCTCGTTCCCGAAGGTTTCCGACACGGCCTGCTGGTCGTAAACGTACTTGATCGCCGCCAGCATGAGGCGGGCCTGCTCATCATGCACCGTGATGCTGATTTGCTGGAAGGGCTTCTTCTCTCCGGCGTCCAGCGTGAAATTGTCGGAGAAATCCTCGTCCGAAATTGCCTGAAAGCCGAAGTCCGTCATGGGCAGCATGATCCCCTGCAATTCCAACGGCAGCAGGTCCATGTCCCATTGCGCCATTTCGCCAACCTTGTTGTCGGCCAGCCGGAAGGCTCGAATCTGATCCTCGGTCAGTTCGTCGGCGACCACGCAAGGGACTTCCTTCATGCCCAGAGACTGCGCGGCCTTGTAGCGGGTGTGGCCGCAGACGATTTCATGGTTCCGGTCGATCACCAGCGGCACCAGAAAACCGAACTCCCGGATGCTGGCCGCGACGCCTTTTACGGCCTCGTCATTCTTGCGCGGGTTACGCCCATACGGGCGAATGTCCTTCAAGGGAAAGGTCTGAATGTTCATGGATTATCCTCCACGGCGCGCCGAAAGAAGGCGCTCCATCATATCGTCATGGGGCGTCGCGCCCTTGAACTCCACGGAGCAGTTTTCACGCACCACCTGATAGATTTGGTACCACAGGGTGTTGGCCTGCTTGCTGAAAGACTGGCTCATCGCCACATAGGGCGAGGGGATGGCGTTGCCGGTGGTGGGGTGTTTCGCAAGGAAGCCGAACTCGGTGATGCATTCCTCGCATTGAATCCAGCGGGAGATTGCCATGGCGTACTGCTCGATGATCTGCGTTGGAACCAACCGTGCGCATTCGCGCTCGTCCAGCCATTTCCACGTCTCCTCGTATACGCTCGCGGCCAGCATGTCCTTGCCGTTCTTTTGCTGGGCGGTGAGAAACGCCTTGGGCGGCGGCATGGCCTGGCCCTTGAGCTCGGCGGCGGTTCCGGTAAAATCCAGCACTGTCAGCTTGCGCTTGCCGGGGTTGCCGTCCGCGATATTGTCGGCCAGCGCCTTTTTCTTGCGGCCCGCGCCGACGCGCGCGCCGCCCTGTCCGTTTGCCATGCCATGCGCCCCTTTATTCGGAATAATATGAATTTAGATTTGCTGTTTTTATTGCATATCATTCCGATCGTGTGATATACTATAAACGACGAATAACCTCCGGGGAGGCGATCAAATGCCGTTTATGTCTGTTGCCGAAGCTGCGGGGAAATGGAATCTTTCAGACCGCCGCGTTCGTTTGCTTTGCAGTCAGGGACTGATAGAAGGTGTCGTTCATGAAGGCCGACAGTACCGTATTCCTGCGGACGCGCCGCGCCCGGCGGACGGGCGCTCAAACAGGGGGAAAGAGATTCCCGCAGCGTATGCGGCGCTGTTCCGCCGTATTGATGCGCTCAAAATGGAGCTTTCCAAGCGTCGCCCGCTGACGCAGGGCGAGGTGGAAGCGCTCCGGAAGGAATTCTTGATCGAGTTTACCTACAACTCGAACGCAATCGAAGGCAATACCCTGACCCTCCGAGAAACCGCAATGGTTCTTGAGGGCATGACCATTGACAAGAAGCCCCTCAAGGATCATCTGGAAGCGGTGGGTCACAGAGACGCCTTCGTGTACATGGAAGAACTCGCTCGGCAGGGGACGCCCATCACCTCTCATGAGATTAGGGCGATCCATTCGCTGGTTCTCGGCGACCGCCCCGAAGACAAGGGGCGCTTCCGCCGTGTGCCGGTGCGCATTGCCGGAGCCTACGCAATACCGGCAGAGCCTTTTCTGATCGAAGAAAAGCTAGAGGAACTGCTCAAAGGGGACAAGGCGCGCCAGACGAAGATGCACCCCATCGAGCGCATTGCGCTGTTCCACCTCGTCTTTGAAGGGATTCACCCGTTCATCGACGGCAACGGCAGGACGGGGCGGCTGCTGATGAATTTCGAGTTGATCCGGCAGGGCTATCCTACCATCGACGTCAAATTCGCCGACAGAAGGCTATACTACGACGCATTTGACGCATATTATCGGGACGGCAGCGCGGATGCTATGGTGTTGCTGGTCGGACGCTATGTGGCTGAGCAGTTGGATGAATATCTCCGAATCCTTGCGGAGTAGGGCCATATACCCATTTTGAAAGCGCGAAATTCCACGCGAAGGGGCGGCCCCGCTATGTTCGGAGCGCAATTTTGAGATTTCGCTCCCCCTACCCTCGGCCCCAGCGCCCGCCCTCGCGGGCCGTGATGCGGGAGTGGCATTCCTTGCACAGCGCCATCAGGTTCGCATCTTCGTGGGTGCCGCCCTGCGCGATCGGAACAATGTGGTGGACTTCCGCTGCCGCCGTCACCCGGCCCTCGCGCTGGCAGACCTCGCACAGTGGATGCGCTGCGATGAACGCCTTGCGGATGCTCGGCCACGCGCCGTTGTACTGTCGCTTCATGTCGGGCGTCCGTCCATACCGGTTGTAGTGCGAGGACACCAGCTTCTGATGCTCCGGGCAATACTGCCGGTCGGTCAGTGCCGGGCAGCCGGAGTAGCCGCATGGGTGGTGGGGTTTCTTGGGCATCGCTTCCTCCAAATGGAAAAAGCGCCTGCAGATTGCTCTGAGGGCGCTCCCGTGAATCTATTTTCACTAAGGCCATTATACCACATATAGGGAGGAACTCAAGTGAATTCATGTGCACTATTGTGCACACTTTCAGCGCTGTTGGCGACGGCTCATGTGCGCGCACTCTTTTCACGCAGCATCTTATCAACGGCGGCCAGCGCCCGAGAATGGACGATGTGTACCCAGCGGGCGCTATAGTGCATATCGGCTGCAATCTGCTCCCAAGTATGGAAGCACAGGTAGCGCTTTTCCAGCAGCAACTGACAATCATGGTTGGGAACAGCGCTGATGCACTGAGCAATGTCCATCTTCATATCGACCAACGCGTCAATCGTGGCGTTTAGGGCATTCTCCGCTTCCATCAACCGGATAATCGAATCCTCCAGCGAGGAAACGTTGCGCGTGTGAGATACCGGCTCGCTCCCATATGATACCGTGACCTTCCGCGTCAGCGAGCGCAAGGCTTCCACCTGCTCCAGCTTTGCGTTGATGCGCTGGTCGAGACGGTATGCCTGGGAGAGGAATTCCTTGGCGGCCAGGGGTCTATCGTTCATAAGGCTTAACCCTCCAACTCCTTGAGTATCGCGGCGACCTCCGCCGCCGACGTGACCTTGAAGGCTTGTCCTTTTGCATTCCTGATTTTTTGTATCGTGATCTCTTGCAGCTTTGTCAATTTGCCGGTTTTGGTCTTGACCTCGAAGGCCACAAACCTCCCGTTAATGCAGGCGATGATGTCCGGGACGCCTGCCGTCCCATAGATTCCGCCATGCTCCTTCCACGCATAGCAGCAGGGAGTTTTCTTGAGCAACCGCAGAATCGCAGCCACGATGTCGCGTTCGGCCATTCGCGCCTCCTTTGTGGTATTGTGGTAGCTGTGGAGGGGTTTGGGGATAGGTAGCCGTATATACGCGCGCGTGCGCGCATGTGCGTGCGAAACGCATTTCTGTTTTCCGTGTAGATGTAGAAAATCAAGATTTTCTACCACACTACCACAAGCCCCGTCCCATCGATCGTGGCAAGGCTCAGTATAACGGCGGAACATCGGTTCCGAGGAACCCCGATACATTGCAGCGCTGCCGGATCAACTCATAGTCAAGCACATACGCCTTGGGCGTTCCGCTGCCGATCCGCACCGTCTTGAAGGCCAGAAACAGGTCGGACTTCTTGAGCTGCTTCACAAACTGGTTGTATGGCAGGCACTCACCGGAGATGGCATGGTCGCGCCGGTACTTCGTGTACTGGTCGTAGAACCGGGCGAACAGGAAGGCAATCTCCTTTCCATCCTTGGAGACGGCACAATGCTCCTGGCTCACGGTCATCCTGTCCATGACCTCCAGCGTCTGCTCGATGATGCTCTTGTTGGTATCGCCGCCATCGAGCAGATACTCCCGGACGGCATACTCCATGTGCTTGACGCAGGCGTCCACGCCAAGGGGGAATACCTGTCCCCATGCAAAACCCAGCCGGGCGCAGAGCGCTTCAAGCAGCCGGACGCCGACCATGCAGCAGGCGAGGTTGTTTACAATGCGCGAGGGCAGCGCGGCGTTGAACAGTGCAAGCACCTCGTCATGCCATTGCCGTACGGCCTCGGTGGACAGCGTCAGCGCTGTATCCAGGAGCGCCCGGCCCAGCGCGGGGAGGTCGCTCTGCATCGCGGCCAGCCGCTGGAAGGATGCGCGGCACGTCGCTTCTTTGAGGTCGCGCTTGCTGAACAGCAGTTCCATGCCGCGTTCGCGCACGGCGGTTTCGTCCGCCGATTCCTCGCCCGCCACGACCACCGGAGCAAGCAGGTCATAATATACCTGCGACTGATCGGCGCGCCCGCGCACACCCGCATGGCCGTCGTAGCTGTCGCGCAAATGGTTGTGCAGGGCATCCAACCGGTAGCGGTCGATTTTCGAAGGCTTGAACTCGTCCAACGCCTGTGGGAACAGGTTGCTGGAGGCAGCGTCCTTCATCAGGGTAAAGGCCGTGACCTGCGGCGCGGCGACCACCTTGCTCCGCCCGAAGATGGGCAGAATCACGCGCTCCAGGGTGTTCGATTTGCCGCTGCCCGCCTCGCCGATCAGGAACAGGTGCGGGTACTTGATGCCCGCCTTCCGCAGGTGCTCCTTGGCAAAGCATCCGGCGCACCATGCCAGCACCGTCACCGTCTTGGCGGGTTCGTTGTATCCCAGCAGCAGCGGCGCAAACTCCGCGAAGCGATCCGGCGCAATAGCGGAGGCTTCCGTGAGCGTGGTTTCAATGGAGGCGTGCTTTTCGAGCTGAACCATATCCTCGATTACTTCGCCGCCCGCTGCGCACGCGCCGCCCTTGCTGACGAAAACCCACCTGCCATCCCGTTCATGGAGGCCCAGCGCCTTGACGCCGTACTTCACCTGCCATTCCAACCCGGCCAGATAGCCCTTGAGCAATTCAAGGTCGCCTTCGCTGCCGGTGTAGGAAAGCGAGATCGTCCGCTTGTTGAGAACACCCTTGAATCGCTGGAGGTTGCCGAAATCGGTGGTCATGAAGGTTTGCCGGAAGGTTTCGCCGTACATGGTCACGAGGTCGCAGGTCATCTGCGTTTCATCCTCGGAGATGAGCATCTCCAGCGGGCGGACGATGAAATTGGTGATCGGGTAGACCTGCTCGCCCTTCACACGGTAATACCGCCCGTTCTGCTCGATGATGACCGGCTCGCCCTCCGGGGAATAGGTCTGCTCGGTGCGCGCGATGGCCTGCCGGATCGTCTCCGCGCCGTAGGTGGAGCCGTCCGCATGGTGGACGGTGTCCCATTTCTCGCGCAGGAGGGACGATTGCCGGAACAGCCTGTCCATCTGCTCGGCGTCCTTGCCCGTCCAGAAGGCGAGCGCACAGCAAAGCGCGAGGTCGGCTTCGGATTGGGAGCCGTACTTGTCCTTCCAACGGCCTTCCCACAGGTCGGCGAAATCCTCGCCGCCGGACGCGGCGCGGGCCTTTTCCAGCACCTGCTCGTCGGCCAGCCGCACCGTTTTGCGCGCGGTCTTGGCCGCCCTGGGTCTGCGCTTCTTGGCAAGGAAGGCTTCATGAATCCACGGAAGCGCCGCCGCGCCGTCCGCGATGTCTTCGGGCGTACCGTCCAGCCGCTGCCCGGTCATGGTGAAGTAGCGGCCCGTGGAGTACATCTCCACGCCGGTGGCGCTGTTCTTGTTGCCCTTGCCCGGCATCACGCCGTGGTAGAAGATGTGCAGGCCGGTGCCCGAGGGCGAGATTTCCGTGTAGGACAGATGCTTTTCCAGAATGGCGTGGGCGGTATCATTGAGCGAACCATCCGCTTCCCGGCAATGGTCGATGTCCACGCCGACGATGCCGCGTTCCTCCGTAAATACGAAACCCAAGCCCGTGAACGAGTACCTGTCGCGGGCGGCTTCGGCCTCCGGCAGCGTCGCCCAGGTCTGCGGGTTGGTGGAGGACGCCTTGCGCCCGGTCTTGGGATCATAGGGAACCTTGCGCGGTTTGTCGCCCTTCGGGTCGGGTTCCAGCCGCCAGCATATCCACTGCGGCAGCGCCGCCAATTCCGTGGGGAAGCTCATATCGGTACCTCCATGCAATCATCGGTAAAATGGCGCACGACCATGTCGCGCCAGCGCGCCCGGTTCAGCTCCTTCTTCATGCCTTCGCTCACGGTATCCCCGAAATACCACAACTCGTGGCACTTCGTAAGAAGGATCAGGCCCATGTGCAGCGCCAGCTCGCGGGTTTCCTCGGTTTCTTCGCTGCCCATAAACTGAGGGAACAGCAGGTGCGGCGCGATAGGCAACACGCCCTTGGAGAGGGCATAGGCGCAGTAGCGCCGGGCGTTTTGAACATTCCTTTCAACGTCGCCCGCATACGGGGAGCAGATATAGACCAGCGGCATGTAGCCGAGCCGCTTCGCGCGTTTCTCCCGCTCGATGGTCAGCAAGGCGGTCGCGGCCGTGGGGTCGTAATAACCCTCGGCGTTTCTCATCCGTTCGTTCACGGTTCCATTTCCTCCATGTGTCCGAAATCCGGCCCATAGGAGGCCTCGGCGGCAATCGGCACGTCCATCTCCGGGAAGGGCTGGGCGTCCATGCACTCCCGGATGAAGCCCACGGCCTCATGAAGCCGGTCGGCGGGCAGCTCGAACACCAGCTCGTCGTGGATTTGCAGCAGCGGTTTCAGCCACGGACGCTCCGGCAGCCGTTCCACCAAGCGGCCCAGCGCCAGCTTGAGGATGTCGGCGGCGGTGCCCTGGATCGGGGTATTCAGCGCACAGCGCTCCGCGAAGCTCCGGCGTCCCCAATCCTGCGAGCGGATACCCGGCAGATAGCGCCGCCGCCCGAGGAAAGTCTGCGTATACTGGCGGGCGGTGGCAGCCTTCTTCGCCTGCTCCTGCCAGCGGGCCAGATTCGGATAACCGGCTTTGAGGTTGCGGATGACGCCCTCGCAATCCTCCACCGACGCCGCCAGCCCCGCCTTGAATTTCAGCGTCCGCTGGAGGCCGCGTGCGAACAGGCCGTAGAACACGCCGAAGTTGACGTTCTTGGCAATCGTCCGGCGCTCTTTGTAGTCGGGCGCGCCCTTGTCCACCGCCTGTGCGTAGGGAATGCCGAAGATGACGCCGGTGGTCTGCGCATGGATGTCGCCGCCTGTGCGGTAGGTTTCTAGCATTTTCGCATCGCGGCAATAGAAGGCGCCGACGCGCAGCTCGATCTGCGAAAAGTCGCAGGAAACCAGCACATGGCCCTCCGGCGCGATGATGAACGAACGGATGCCCACAGGGTCGTTCGTCTTGCGCGGGCAGTTTTGCATGTTGGGGTTTCGCGCAGCAAACCTGCCTGTCTCGGTGGCCAGCGGCATGAGGTCGGGATGGATGCGCCCGGTCGCCGGGTTCACGAACCGCAGGTATCCGTCGATGTAGGTGGTCTTGAGCTTCGACCACTTGCGGTATGCCTGCACCAGCTCGAACAACGGCACCAATTCCGGGCGGTGCTCCGCGCACCATTCCGCGAGCATCACCATCACCTGATCGTCGGCAGCCTCGGCGTTCTTCTCCGTCGTTTTCAGAACCGGCAGGCCGAGGTCTTTGAACAGGTAGTCCTTGAATGCCTGCGTCCCCGCGTTTGCGCCGATGTCCACGTCGCCGATCATGCTGTGGATTTTGGCTTGCAGGTCAATCACCCGGGCCGCGCATTTGCCCTGTTTGCGGATCATGGCAACCTCGTCCATCAGCAGGCCGTTGTACTTCATCAGGCCGCAGTAGACCGCCGTGGGGGATTCCACCTGCTCAACGATGTAACGGTGCTTGGGCAGGAATGCGTCGAACCATTGGTTGAACCGATGGTACAGCCGGAGCGCATAATCCGCGTCGGCGCAGGCGTAGCGCACGGTTTCCGGGTCGTGAGAATCCAGCTCGTCGAAAAAGCGACCCTGCGTCACATCCTCGAAGGAGGGCAACTCGTCCCCAAACAACCCCGGCACCAGCGTTTTCAAGCCGCTGTCGGACAGGCCGCGAAACTCAAAGGTGTTCTTCAAAGTAAGCTGTGCGGCGGCGATGGTGTCATAGCACGGCGGCTGGAGGATGATGCCGAGGGCGTACAGGAACATGCTCTCGAAAGAGAGGTTGTGGGCCACCTTCGTGACGGTGGGATTCATCCAAAGCGCGTCCCGCAGGAAGGGGATCACCTCGTCCGGGTCGGCATTGCCGCCGCCGATATGCTCCAGCGGAATGTAGATGGCGCTGCCCTCCGCCACGGAAAGCGATATGCCCACGATACAGGCGCGGTGCGCGTCCAGCGCGGCGCGGTTGTCTTCCCGGTATTGCAGCAGCGGCGAGGTTTCAAAGTCGAAGGCCACGACCGGCGCGCCTTGAAGATAATCTTCAATGGCCTGCAGGTCGGTTTTCATTCGGTAACTCATTCGGTATCACTCCTTTCGGAATGCCGGAGGATGGGAGGCCCACCCTCCGGCGCTTTGGCTTTAGCGCAACGGCTCAATGACCTCGCCGGTTTCAAGGTCGATGGCCTCCACCGGGGCAACCTCGTCCTCATACCCGACGCGCGTGGCGAACTGCTTCACCTGTTCGGCCATCGAGAGGATCAGGGGAAGCTCCGCGTCGGTCAGCGCCCGATCCACGGCGAACTGCGCCTGCGAGTAGGCGATGCCGCCCGCGTTCGTCACCTTCTTGAGAGAGAAACGCGTCACCACGGAGCAGGATTTCCGGCCCTTGCCCAGCAGCCGCTTGATGTACACGCCGAATTCCTTCATGGAGCCGGTGGGCAGCGTCAGCACCAGCGGGATCATCTCGCCCTCGCGCAGGATGAAGATGCGGCGCTTGTTCTTACAGGCCTTGCCACCGTTCTCGCCGCTGCCGAACTGGTTGAGCGGGCAATGGGCGCAGGCTCCGCCCGGATCACCCATGCCGGTCACGCCATCGTAGCTGCCGCAGTCCGGGGGATTGTTGCCGCCCGTGAAGCGCTCGCGGTAGTAGGTGAACAGCGGATGGTGGAACAGGATCACGCCGGAGAATTCCTTCACCGTATCCGTCTCGCCGGGCAGCGCGCCGGGCACCTCGAACACGGTGCCTCCGGCGGCGGGAATCGTCACCCGGTCGAAGGTGACGTTCATGCCAACCATTTCCTCGGACAGCGCATTGGCGAGGTTGAAGCCCTCCAGGGCGGTGTAGCTGTTGGTGGGGATCATCTCGTTCTTGCTCATATTGAAATCCTTCCTTTCGTTGATCAGCGAGCCTTACGGACGCCGACAGTCGTTTTCTCGAATACGTTCACGAGGCCGTCCAGCCATGTGGGGAGAGAATCGTCGTTCTCGGAAATCTGCTCCTTCACGAAGGCGGAGAGCGAATTCGCGTTGACGGTTTCGTAGATCAGGTCGCCGAAGCCCTCGGCACGGAGCGCGCCGTACAACTCGTCCTTCATACCCTCCGTGGCGGAGGCGCGGGTCTTGGTGGTCAGGCAGAACATGGTGCCCGCGCGGGTGAAATTCTGCGTCTCGGTTTCCATCATCAACGTGGAAAGGTGCCAGTCCACGTTGTCGATGTCCATGTTGACCTGCTTCAGTTCGGCCTCCAGTGCATCCTTACGGTTGCGCAAGGCTTTCAGCTCGTCGGCCAATTCAAAGAGCCGGTTGTTTTCCATCATGCCTCCAATCATGTAGTGAAGGGGTTGCGCCCGGCCCGGTAATCGTCCACCAGCGCCTTGGCGAGGTTGGCCTTGTCCCGGAGCGCCTGGAGCACCTTTTCGTCCACCGTGCCCTTGGCGACGAGATGGATGTAGGTGCAGGGCTGCCGCTGGCCGACGCGATGGATGCGGGCGCGGGTCTGTTCGTAGTTGCTCATGGAGTAGTCCATTGAGAAGAAAACCATGGTGGACGCCGCCGTCAGTGTGATTCCCAGGCCTGCCGTGGCAATCTGGCCGACGAACACCGTCACGCCGGGATCGTTCTGGAAGGCTGCCACCTGCGCATCGCGGTCTTTGATCTCGCCGGAAATCTGCGAATATCGGATGCCCTTCTTCGTGAGCAGCTTCCCGATGGCGTGGATCTCCGGGATGAACCGGGCGATGACCACGAGCTTCTTTCCGTCCTGTTCCGCGCTTTCGATGATGTCGGAGAGCGCGTCCAGCTTGGCCGAGGATACCTGCTCGGTGGCCGACGAATCGTCGCCGCCCAGGAATCCACCCGTGAGCTGCGAGAGCCGCAAAAGCCTCGTCAGCACATTGGTGACGGTCACGGTGTCGCCAGCCAACTCCGCATAGCTGTCCTTGACGAGTTGGCGGTAGGTTCGCATGGCGGCAAGCTCAAGCTCCACCCGCTGCACAATGTCCATGGTGTCGGGGAGATCGAGGCATTCCTCCTTGGTCGCCCGGAACGCGATGGAATGCAGGCGCTCGGTGAATTCTGGCTCCATCGACCGTTTCATGACCGGCGTGTGGTTGCCGTAGCCTGTCATGTCGAAGTAGCGGTTGCGGAACAGGTAGAAGCTCTGGCCGTACACGCGGGGATCGGCGAATTTGTACTGGCTGAACACGTCCACCGGCTTGTTGGTGATGACCGTGCCGGTGAGCAGCAGGCGGTACTTCGCCTTCGCGCCCAACCGGTGCAACGCCTTCGATGCCGCGATGTTGTGGGTCTTGATCTTGTGGCCCTCATCCGCGATGATGAGGTCGGGTGCCCATTTGAGCAGTTCGGCCTCCAGACGCCACGCGCTTTCGTAGTTCACCACGAGCACCTGGAGCGCGGAGCCGTTCATATGCCGGATGGTATCGACCTTCCGGGCGGTGGTGCCTTCGAGCATGGCCAGGGAGTAGTCGAAGGCGGCGAACTTCTGGAATTCATCCTCCCACACGCCCAGGATGGAGAGCGGCGCGACCACCAGCAGGCGACGGATGCGCTCGGCGTTCCACAGCGCGCCGGTGATGGCCACAGAGGTGATCGTCTTGCCTGTACCCATCTCCATCAGGAGCGCGGCCCCGCCACCCTGGGGCGAAGCGAGCAGTTGCCTTACAAAGATAAAGGCTTCTACCTGATGCCGGTACGGTGCGGCGCGGATGGGCATTTGTGCGTTGTTATCCCGCATCTCTTTCCTCCTGTAACGTCTGCCTACCCTTCGGAGAGCCATATTCAGCGAGCATTTCGCGCAGGACTTTGGCTTGCTGCTCGTTGCCGATTGCCACCATCTGGGAGAGGATGTGCTGCTGCTCGCCGGAGAGGATGTTCCGGTGCGGATGGTACCAGTCCGCCACCTTCACGCAGCCGCCGTTCCCCTGTTGGGTTTCCAGAGGATAATCGGCCGTGAGCGCCACAACGTCCCGCAGCACTGTGCGGACGGATACACCCAGTTCCATCGCAAGACGGGGCGTTGTCTCGCTGCGGCGCGCGATCAAAATTCGCATGATTTCAGCGCGCCGCTCGTTGGCGTTCACGGTCGATCACCTCCTTTCCCTTGGCTCTGGGGCCATGTTACCGGTCAAACCTGACACCTTTTGTCAGGTTTGAGAAATTTGTCGAAGAAAATCTCCAAAGAAAAAGGCCGGATGAACCTACTCCACCCGCACAGGGGTGTTTCGACATTCATCCGGCCATTTGGTCACTCGACGCGATGCGGTGCCTTTGCTCGGTATGATCCTATTCGTTTTTGGGTCTCGACCGGTGGCTTGGATACCGCTCCGGCTTAACGGTTGCCCGAGGCCTTCCGCAAAATCGATTTTTCCGTACACGGGATGATCACCAATTTGTGGCAGTTCGGACATTTAAGCGCCACTTCGACATCTTTGGGGAAAATCTTCGAGATGTCCAAAGCCCTTTTACCGCACTTCGGACAAACCAACTTGTTCCAGGGTGAATCACACAAAATCGTCACCTTCCTTGCTTTTGTTGGAGCCCTCGCTTCAAGCATCCTCTGCATTGATTCGGAGATGACACCTTGAACGCTGTGAAGTATCACCTCTTCGGCTTCGCGCATGGCCCCTGCTCCCTCCGTCTGAAACTTCCCACTTCCCAGGTATTTCCGTTGACATGCGCGCTTTTCGGGAAGTATAATTCAATCGAATTCACGTCACGAATGAATTCTACCAAGACGTCCTCAAGCCTGTCAAGCCGGAGTGGGAAGTTGCCAATTAATACTTGGGAGGAGCAATTATGGATTTTGCGAAGAAGCTGATCGCCGCGCGGGAGAGAGCGAAACTCTCCATGACCGAACTTGGGGAGAGGGTGGGTGTGTCCAGGCGATCCATCTATTCTTATGAGAGCGGGAAGTCGGTTCCACGCGAAAACATGCTGCGAAAGTTGGCGAAAGCGCTCGGCGTGACCTCCGAATACCTTACGACCGAAGAATGCGACGATCCCGAGCAAGGCCGAATCCGGGAAGAGAACGTGGACGCCGCGCGGGAGATGTTCGGCAGCAAGGGTGCCAGGGAAGCGGAAGAACTGCTCTCCCGCAACGTCGCGCTGCTCGCCGGTGGTTCTTTGGATCAGGAAGCCAAGGACGCCTTCTTCGAGGCGATCATGACGGCCTATGTGACTTGCAAGAACGAGGCCAAGGCCAAATTCGGCCAGAAGAAGCCGGATGATCGTGCAGAGTAGATATTTCCCCACCAATTCAGAGAGGAGGCGTTTCGATTTATGATGGAAACCATTGTGCGGGAAGTCGCAAGAGTCCAGAGGAAATATGATGAGACCGATCCGCTCCGGCTCTGCAAGTCACTGGGGATCAAGGTTCTCTTTCTCAGCATGGGGAAAACGGCCACGGACTGCAAGGGCTTCTATTTGCGCAAGTTCCGTATCCCGGTCATTGTGATCAACAGCGACCTGCCCGAGGACATCCGGCGGATCGTGCTGGCGCACGAGTTGGGCCATGCCGTTCTCCACGGGAACCTCCAAGGCGGGGCGGAGTTTCGCGATTTCGGTCTGTTCGACGATACATCCGTTCACGAATACGAGGCGAATCTGTTCGCCGCCGAATACCTGCTGGCTGACGAGGATGTGCTGGACATCTTGAGCAATGACACCTACTTCTTTGGCGCTGCCAGAGAACTGCGCGTGCCGCCCGAGCTGTTGGATTTCAAGTTCCGCATTCTCAAGCGGAAGGGCTACAGCGTTATGCCGCCGCTGATGGCGGGGAGCGGTTTTCTAAAGAATATGGACTATCCGACGGAATAACGGCTAGTTTTTACACGAGAGGTGATACCATGCACGGCGAGAACATCATCATGACTAAAGAGGAACGCGCGGCCATGCTGGAGCGTGTGGAAGTCCTCCAGAAGGTCAAGGCGCTGCTCCTGATCCCCAGGCTTTTCATGGCGACCACGCAGCAGGTGGCGGACTTTTTTGAGGTGGAAGTTGATGCCGTCCGCAAATGCTACCAAAGAAACAGAGAAGAACTGGATGCAAACGGCACCGTTCTTCTAACGCTCTCTGAGGTAGACGAACGGACAGGACAAGATGTCCAGTCCGTCAAAATGAGGGCGAAGCGGCTGTATTGCGTGGACGACGTATATTTTGAGGCCAACAACTGCGCGACACGCATGTTCCCGCCGCGCGCCATCCTGAACATGGCGATGCTGCTCCCCAATTCTCGGGTGGCCAAGGAGGTACGCAACCAGCTTCTGAACATCGCCGAAAATGCGTCGCCTCAGGCGCGCGTTACGGAGATCGTGAACGAGCAGGAGATGCAGCTGGAAATCGGGAAGGCGTTCGCTTCCGGCGACATCATGGCGTTCGCACAGGCGGCGAAGAAGATGAACGACTATCTGAACCGGCATCTTCTCGCAGCGCAGCAGCAGGTGACGGCCCTCTCTGAAATAGCAGAACACCTGGAAACGTCAAACCAGCAGTTGGCGGTGAAGAGTACCGCCCTGGAGAAGGCCAATAACTCCCTGAACGCTGTCAACGCCATGCTCGCGCAGAAGTCGCTCGTCTGGCCGCCGCGAGCCACGCTGAACGCCCTGATCCGGGCCATCGCGGTGGCGGCATTCGACCGGAAGTACTCGGTCGCCTGGGATAGATTCTATCGTGAATTGAAATACAGGGCGGGCATTTATATTGAATCCCGCTCGGCGGCCAAGCGCTCGGAGCGGGTACTTGACGGGGTGAGAGATAAAGAGTGGCCGAAGCTGCTGGAGGTCGCCGCATCGCTCTGCTACGACTACTGCGTGGATGTCGTCCATGCCACGAACGAGGAAACCGTCGCCGAATACCATCTGGACACCATCGAAACGGAGTATGGCGTCCGGTACAATCGCGGCACGACCACGAGGAAGCTGAACGAGGTCGGATGACCCTCACGCCTCTTAATTCAGGATGTCCCAACGCCCTTGGCAGCTTTATCAGCAGCCGAGGGCTTTTCTTTGGACGCTTTTCTGACTTGAAGATTATGTTCATAACGCTAAGCTGTGACCACATCGAACACAATTTTCAAGAAGGAACCCATCATGCTGAGCATTTCCGAGATCGTAGCCAAGACCGAAGCCATGTTTGACCTTTTCAACGCCCACTTCTACTTGGGCGAACTCCATCGCCCGGCCATCACGGTATCGCCGGACGGCGGGCACGGCGCGTATGGCTGGTGCAGCGTATACGAAATCTGGCAGGGCAACGGCGAAGCGCACCGAGAGATCAACATCTGCGCTGAGTACATTAACCGGCCCATTGGCGAGGTGGCCGCGACCATGCTCCACGAGATGGCGCACTTCTACGACCTGACGCACGGGATCAAGGACGTGAGCAACAACGGCTACTACCACAACATGAAATTCAAGGAAACTGCCGAGACCCACGGCCTGCGCATCGAGCAACACACCACCTACGGCTGGACGATCACGACGCTGGCCGAGGAAACGGCAGCTTGGCTGGCCGCACAGCCCGGCGTGGAGGACATTGCCGCCAGCCGGAAGACCCTCTTGCAGATAACGACCACCTCGGGCGATAAGGAAGACGGCGAAGCGCCGACTACGACCACCATCCGGGGAGGCCGCCAGACCAGTAAGAACCGCAGCATCAAATATGTCTGCCGGGTCTGCGGCGCGATCATCCGGGCGACGAAGCAGGTAAATGTGGTATGTGGGGACTGCAATGTACCTTTTGAAAAAAGGTAGGCACCGCCCTTAACGCAAGAAATGTTGAATTACATCGATCTTTGTGGTAAAATCTGTTGAGTAACGGAATACTGAAACGGAGGCAGCGCTGTGGAAGTATTTGACAACGTTGCAAAGATTGTCCGAGATGATTTGACCAAAACAATAGGGCCTGGCAGCCGCATATCCATTGCCGCTGCCTGTTTCTCTATCTATGCTTATCATGAGTTAAAAAAACAGCTTGAAGGCGTGTCCGAATTACGGTTCATCTTCACTGCACAGGCTTTTACAACTGAAAAAGCACCAAAGGAAAAACGGGAGTTCTATATTCCCAGACTATCACGCGAGCGTAGCCTATATGGATCGGATTTTGAAATCAAGTTGAGGAATGAGTTATCTCAGAAAGCCATTGCCAAAGAGTGCGCTGACTGGATTCGGCGAAAAGTCACATTCAAGTCAAACGTCACCGGCGAGAATATGGGCGGCTTTGTCAATGTGGAGTCAACTGGAAACGCAATTACCTATATGCCGATGAATGGTTTTACGACCATTGATATTGGCTGCGAACGCGGAAATAATGCCTATAACTATGTCAACAAGCTCGAAGCACCAATGAGCAGCGCCTACCTCCAGCTATTTGATAATGTTTGGAGTAATGCCTCCAAATTGCAAGACGTTACCGAGGTAGTGTTGGATAATATAACCGCAGCCTACCGTGAGAACTCCCCTGACTTCATTTATTTTGTGGCGCTATATAACATTTTCAAAGATTTTCTAGAAAATGTATCCGAGGATGATCTTCCGAATGAGGCTACCGGTTTCAAGAACAGCGTCATCTGGGGGATGCTCTACAATTTCCAGAAGGATGCAGCTCTTGCTATCATCAACAAATTGGAAAAATATAATGGCTGCATTTTGGCTGACAGTGTCGGTCTCGGCAAGACCTTTACGGCTCTTGCAGTCATCAAGTATTATGAAAACCGCAACAAGACCGTGCTGGTACTCTGCCCAAAGAAACTGTCGAACAACTGGAATACCTTCAAAGACAACTATATAAACAACCCCGTCGCCGCAGATCGGCTGAATTACGATGTCCTGTACCACACCGATCTTTCTCGCGAGCGCGGCACCTCCAATGGCCTCGATCTTTCTCGTCTAAACTGGAGCAACTATGATCTGGTAGTCATAGATGAATCGCACAATTTCCGCAATGGCGGTGAGGTGTCCGGCGAGGATGGAAGCCGTGAAAACCGTTATCTACGGCTGCTCAATAAGGTGATCCGCACTGGCGTCAGAACAAAAGTACTCATGCTTTCAGCCACCCCGGTAAATAATCGTTTCTACGATCTACGCAATCAGCTCGCATTGGCGTATGAAGGCGACAGTCAGCAAATCAATGAACGTCTTAATACGAAGAAGTCCATCGACGAAATTTTTCGCAATGCCCAGCGCGTTTTCAATGCTTGGAGTAAGATGCCTCAGGAGGAACGTACAACCCCCGCTCTCCTCCGTATGCTCGACTTCGACTTCTTCGAGGTATTGGACAGCGTGACCATTGCCCGGTCGCGCAAGCATATTCAAAAGTACTATAATACCTCAGACATCGGTAACTTCCCCGAACGGAGAAGGCCTGTGCCTGTTCGACCCTGCCTGACAGATTTGAATGGTGCCATTAACTACAACGAGATATATGAGCTGCTTATGCTGCTCAATTTGCACATATACACTCCAACCCACTTTATCTTCCCCAGTAAATTAAGCAAGTATGTGGATACATCCAAGGCTCTGAACCAACAAGGCCGTGAGCAAGGCATCCGCCGCCTCATGAGTATCAATCTGCTAAAGCGTTTGGAAAGCTCCGTCCATTCTTTCCGTCTGACTGTAGATCGCGTGCGTGGTTTTATCGACGCAACGATCAAGGCCATAGACGCATATCGGACGGGTAGTTTCGTGCTGGATGCGTTGAGTATTGAAGATGCGGATGATTTCGACGAGGACGACCAGAACACAGATTTCTTCACGATTGGCAAGAAAATAAAAATTGACCTATCGGACATGGACTACGTTTCGTGGCGCAAGGAACTGGCTGCCGATGCGGACAACCTTGAGCTGCTTTCGCTGATGATTCAAGACATCACGCCAGCACACGACACTAAGCTGCAGGAGCTTTTTCGCTTGATGCGCGAAAAGATCGAGCATCCATTCAATCCGGGCAACCGGAAAATATTGATCTTTACGGCCTTTTCCGATACCGCCGAGTATTTGTATGGCCAGGTGAGCGATTTTGTGCGGCGCGAATTTGGGCTTCACACCGCGATGATCACTGGTGACGTAGACGGCAGAACGACGATTCACGGCTTCCATGCCGACATGAATAGTGTGCTGACTTGCTTCTCGCCCATATCCAAGGACAAAGCCTTGCTCATGCCGAATCAGAAGTCCAGCATCGACATTCTAATTGCTACGGATTGCATCTCCGAAGGACAGAACCTCCAAGATTGCGATTATTGTGTCAACTACGACATCCATTGGAACCCCGTCCGGATCATCCAGCGCTTTGGCCGTATTGACCGGATCGGCAGCCGGAACGCCAGCATCCAGCTCGTGAACTTTTGGCCCGATCTGTCGCTTGATGAGTACATCAACCTAAAAAGCCGTGTAGAGACTCGCATGAGGATTTCTGTCATGACCTCCACCGGCGACGACGATCTCATCAATGCCGAGGAAAAGGGCGACCTGGAATACCGCAAACAACAGCTCAAACGCCTGCAGGAAGAAGTTGTAGATATAGAGGATATGCAGTCCGGTATCTCCATCATGGACTTAGGACTGAATGAATTCCGGCTTGATTTGTTGGAGTACATGAAGCGTCATCCAGATATCGAAAAGGCTCCGCACGGCATGAACGCCATTGTCCGGGCCACAGAAGAAGCGCCTATGGGCGTCCTGTTTGTGCTGCGCAATATCAACGGTGGAGTCAATATCGACGAACAGAACCGGTTACACCCCTTCTACATGGTGTACATTGGAGAAGACGGCGAGGTTGTCTGCGACCACCTATCTCCCAAGGTCATGCTGGACAAGATGCGCTTGCTTTGCAGGGGCAAAGACGAGCCCGATATGGAGATGTGCCGCGCTTTCAATCGGGATACAAAGGATGGGAGGAATATGTCAACCTATTCCGAAATGCTTTCCGAGGCGATTGATTCCATCATTCATGTGAAGGAAGAAAGCGACATTGATAGCTTCCTCAAGGGCAATCAGACGAGCTTCCTCAAAGGGGCTATTTCCGGGTTGGAGGACTTCGAACTGATCTGCTTTCTCGTGGTGAAGTAAGGGGTGACTGCTATGCTGGGGCTGCCGCAATCCACTCAAATCCGAAAGGCCATCACCAAGAAAAAGGTGTTCGAGCGTTTCGGTGCGGAGATGAACCCCGAACGCCGCAAACGCTTCGACGGCGACATTGCTCGCATCACGCTGACGAATGAGATTTCGCCTGTATCTGTGAACCTCGAAGCCGGAGAAGAAATCAAGTCTTTTTTCGTTGTTCTGATTGGGCTTCGGCAGAAGGAGTTTGATCCTCAGAGCATTGCCTTCATCGCCCGGATGTTTGGGCAGAAGCTGCTCATGGTGCTGGAGGCCGACGAGCAGCAGCGCCTGGCGCTATGGCAAACTAAGCTCATCATGGGCGAATGGGCCACACCAGAGTCGCTCCATATCAACCTCATCGGCTTGAATCTGGATGAAGTGTGGGAGAATATTGTTGCCCGCATCGCCGGAATTGAGATGGAACAGGGCAACACGCTGGACGAGCAGCTCGCCATTGCCGACAGGCGTGAGAAGGTACAGAAGGAAATCACTAAGCTCGAAAAGCTGGCGAGAGCGGAGAAACAGCCGAAGCGGAAATTTGATTTGGTACAACGGATAAGACAGTATAGAGAAGAATTGAGGGGCTAGGCATGAGTACATATTACGGCTTGCTTTTTGATCGAAAATATGAAGAGGCAAAAAAGCTGATGGCTTCTTTGATACCCCCCAAACTATATAAGTTTGTTTCCTTGTCAGACGATGAGACAGCTAACGAAAAGAAATTTAACACCCTTGAAGAGAAGAGATTTTGGGTGTCGGCGGCAGAAGAAGAAAATGACCCTTATGACTTCCAAGCCATGTATATAAATAAAGCGAAATTGATTGGGTATGGATGGCCTAAGGATGTAATAGAGAGAATCGCCGCTGGCTTAGATTTCAGGCAACAATTCTATGTGGGATGTTTTACTGCAAACAATGAGCAGTTCTTACCTATGTGGGCGTATTACACAAACAATCATCGTGGTTTTTGTGTTGAATATGATGTGGTTAGCTCCGAAACTTTTCATAAAGTAAGTTATGAAGAAAACCGCATTGGAACAGCGGTGATTACTGCTAATTTGTATGAAGCCTTTAGAGTTAACCATGAGGCCGATAAGGAGTTTTATGCTCGCCTGGCGCTGGAAGCGGCCTATGTGAAACACAAATCATGGGAATGGGAAAATGAATATCGAATCCTTTTCCCGATGTTTGGCACTAAATCATTAGGCAAGAGTATTCCTGTCGAGGAGATTGGATTAAAAACGTCAAAGATTGTTGCTGGTGTCAACTGCTCTACAGAGAATAAAGCTAAGCTATTTCGTGCTTCTAGCGCGATCGGGGCGACCTATAAGCAGGCGAAAGTCAGCGAAACTGAATTTGGTATTGATGAGGAGTAAAAGTTATGGATAAGCTCAATATGCACACCCCGAACCTCGCGGACGAAAACTTCAAAAAGCTAGCGGCGCTTTTCCCGAACGCAGTTACGGAGACAATTACCGGATATGACGAAGATGGAAAGGCCATAGTGGAGCGGGCGATTGACAAGGATGTGCTGATGCAGGAGATTTCCACCACAGTGGTGGAGGGGCGAGAGGAGCGATATCAGTTCACTTGGCCGGACAAGAAGAAGGCCATGCTGGCGGCGAATGCGCCCATTTCTGCTACCCTGCGACCAGTGCGGGCGGACAGCGCGGGCCGAGATGGCACACTCGGTGGCTTTGATTCGGAGAATTTGTACATTGAAGGCGATAACCTCGATGTTTTGAAGATGCTCAGGGAGACGTATCTCGGCAAGGTAAAGATGATCTATATCGACCCACCTTATAACACAGGGAATGACTTCGTCTATGCAGATGATTTTTCTGAGGATATAGAGATCTATATGGCCCGGAGTGGACAGTATGATGAACAGGGGAATAAATTAGTTCAGAATACAAACAGTAACGGTCGTTATCACACCGATTGGTTGAATATGATATATTCGCGTTTAAAGATTGCTAAAGATCTGCTGACTGAGGATGGAGCAATTTTTATAAGCATTGATGACAATGAAGCAGCTAACCTCATGAAGATGTGTAATGAGATTTTTGGAGAGATCTGCTTTATTGCCGATATCGCTTGGCAGCGTACATATTCGCCACGAAATGATTCTCAAGGCGTAAGCGACGAAAAAGAACACTTGTTAGTTTACGGTAGAAACATCAACTGGAATCCATACAAACTACCTCGTACAGAAAAAATGGATGCGAAATATAAAAATCCGGATAATGATACTAGCCCTTGGAGGACTAGCGACGCATTCGCTCCGAATGCTGTAACCCATCAAGGAATGGTATATGCCATCCAGCATCCATTTACTGGTGAAATGGTGTATCCATATAAAGGTGCTTGTTGGCCCCTTCGGCAATCCGATATGCTTGGAATAATGCAAGGATGGGGTAGATATATACTTAAGGATACTGACGATGCTGAGCAAAGAGCTGCAGTCTGTGGCATTCAGCCGTCTGAGGTTCGCCCTGGTGTTAAGGGTATTGTTCTAGCTACATCGCTAGAAGATGCAAGAAGGCATGCTCAAGAAGTGTATAATGCGGGAAGTTGGCCACGTTTTTTCTTTACAAAAGGCGGCCATGGTGGAATTGCACGAAAAACTTACCTTAACGATACCGATGGTCGTGTAGTAACCAACTTATGGCCATACTCAGAAGTTGGGCACACAGATGAGGCTAAAAAAGAACTGAAAGCACTCTTTGAAGGAAGTGCACCATTTGACACTCCGAAACCGACAAGATTACTAGAAAGAATAATAACGATAGCAGCAGGCAAGGGGTCATTAGTCTTGGACTTTTTCTCTGGTTCTGCAACAACAGCTCATGCTGTTATGAGCATGAATAGTAAAGACGACGGAGCGCGGAGATTTATCCTTGTCCAATTACCTGAAAAAAGCAGTTCGCCTCTATATTCTACACTTTGCGATATTGGCAAGGAGCGTATACGCCGGGCAGGGCGCAAGATCAAAGAGGAAGCAGGCTTAATCGCCCAAGACCTCGACATCGGTTTCCGCGTCCTGCGCCTGGACAGCAGCAACATGCAGGATGTGTACTATAACCCTGCACAAATGGCGCAGTCTCTGCTTGATTTTACCGCCGACAACATCAAGCCCGACCGCACGCCGGAAGACCTGCTGTTCCAAGTGATGCTTGAGCTGGGCGTACTGCCCTCCAGTAAAATTGCGGAGACGATCATCGCTAGCAAAAAGGTATTCGATGTTGCAGACGGCTTCCTGCTGGCCTGTTTCGATGCGGGCGTGACCACCGAAACCGTTACAGACATTGCGAAAAAGCAGCCATACTATGCCGTCTTCCGCGACAGCTCCATGGCGAACGACAGTGTTGCCACCAACTTCGACCAGATATTCGAGACATATTCGCCCTCGACCGTGAGGAAGGTGCTGTAAATGGCTGCTTTATCGCAACAAGAAATTGGTCAGTTTATGCTCCTTTTCAACCGAGGTGGATATGTGCTAAACTTCTCGACCAGTGAGTTCGATGTGTTTACCATGCGTAGCGTTGGGGTGGCTCTGTGTGCTAAATACAAAGCGTCCAAAGGGAAATCCCTAATAGCTTTCCTTGATGATGCAAATGACGCGGATAAATTTAGGATAATATCTGATCTGTTTGCTTACTACGAGGAAGAATTCAAAAGTGAATATTCTGAAGGCGAAGGCGACGGCTGGTTTACTGCACCGCAATTTGATGAGAAGTATAAAAGACAGTATCTCAAATGCAGGGAAATTATGAATCGCTTTTCACCGATTGTTACCCCGCTTGCACCGGTGGCTGAAGCTTTGAAAGAAAAATTCTCGAGTGAGTATCTTTCAAAGCAGATTACGCTAATGATCGCAATGCAGGAAGAAAACCCAACGGAAGCAATCGGGAAGGCAAAGGAACTCATCGAGAGCTGCTGTAAGACGATATTGGACGTTCTGGGCATTGCTTGGGATAAGGATTGGACAGTAGCCAATCTTGCAGGCGAAACGATGGAACAGCTTAAGCTTATGCCAGCCGATATACCTGAAACGGCTGTTGAAGCGAAAAATATGAAGGCTTTACTAGGCAATCTGCTGCAGGTGGCTTCCCGCATGGCGGAACTGCGAAATCCTTATGGCAGCGGGCATGGTAAGAGCGCATCTTTTAAAGGTCTGGAACCACGCCACGCCAAATTAGCCGTTGGGGCGAGCATTACGCTGGTGACATTCTTTTGGGAGACGTACGAAAAGAGGAGCAAGCCATGAAATTCCGCTTCAAAATCCAGCAGTATCAGACCGACGCGGTTGATAGCATAGTCCGTGTATTCAACGGTCAACCGTTCAATGACGGCGTGTCATATATGCGAGACATGGGGACTATAAAAATGCCTCCGGTTCTTTCCGCAAAGCCAGAGCAATTGGCCTTGTTCCCGGAGGACAAGCCGAATCAGCTATCCATGGATGACATGACGGACGAAACCGGATATAGGAACGAAGCCATCATGCTCCAGGATGATCTACTGCTGGCGAACATTCATACCGTTCAGACGGAGAACAATATCCACCTTTCGTCAGGGCTTGTCACCGGCATGGGACGCTGTTCGCTGGATGTAGAGATGGAAACCGGCACAGGCAAGACCTATGTCTACATAAAGACCATGTTTGAGCTCAACCGGCGGTATGGGTGGAGCAAGTTTATCGTGGTCGTGCCCTCCATCGCCATTCGCGAAGGGGTGAAGAAGTCCTTCGAGATCACCGTGGATCACTTCATGGAGCACTATGGTAAGAAGGCCCGTTTCTTTATCTACAACAGCGGGAACCTGAACCAGCTCGACAGCTTCTCCTCGGACAGTGGCATCAACGTCATGATAATCAACACCCAGGCATTTGCCGCGTCGCTCAAAGAGGACGGCAGGAGCAAAGAGTCCCGCATCATCTACTCCAAGCGCGACGAATTTGCCTCCAGGCGGCCTATTGACGTGATCGCCGCCAACCGCCCGATCATCATCTTGGATGAACCGCAGAAGATGGGCGGCGAGGTGACGCAGAAAACACTGAAAACCTTCAATCCGCTTTTCTGCCTCAACTACTCCGCGACCCATGCCAAGCAGCACAACCTCGTCTATGTTTTGGACGCCTTGGACGCTTACAATAACCGTCTGGTCAAAAAGATTGAGGTCAAAGGCTTTGAAGTAAAGAACTTCCGAGGCACCGACCAGTATCTGTATTTGGAGGCGATTCTACTATCTCCCAAGAAACCGCCCCAGGTGCGCATGGAGCTGGAGATCAAGTACAATAAATCCATCAACCGCGAATTCCGCATTTTAAGCGTGGGTGATAATCTCTATTACGTTTCTGGCGAGATGGAGCAGTATCATGGTCTCTCCATTTCCGAGATTGACCCCATTGCCGGAAGCGTTACATTCACAAATGGCGATACGATCCGAAAGGGCGAGGTCGTAGGCGATATTTCCGAAATGGATATGCGCCGTGTGCAAATTCGTGAGACCATCATCTCCCATTTTGAGAAGGAAGAACAGAACTTCGATATGGGAATCAAAACCCTGTCGCTGTTCTTTATTGACGAAGTAGCCAAGTATCGTCAGTATGACGATGATGGCAACGAAGCATTGGGAGCATATGGCCACATCTTCGAGCAGGAGTATTATTCTGTGTTGGCCGAATACCGTAAATTCCTAAATCCCGCCTATCTGCAGTATCTGGACGGTATCTCCGCCGCTGATACGCACAAGGGCTATTTTAGTATCGACAAAAGGACAGGCCGGGCGGTTGACAGCGATATTAAGCGAGGCAGCGAATTCTCGGACGATATTTCTGCCTACGACCTCATTTTGAAGAACAAAGAGCGCCTGTTATCCTTCGAGGAACCTACCCGCTTTATCTTCTCGCATTCCGCTTTGCGTGAAGGCTGGGATAACCCCAACGTATTCCAGATATGTACCTTGAAGCATGGAGGCGACAGCAGCACCCAGAAGCGGCAGGAGGTAGGCCGTGGCCTGCGCCTATGCGTGAACCAGCAGGGCAATCGCATGGATGCGGAGACTTGTGGCGATAACGTTCAGGCCATCAACACACTGACCGTCATTGCCAGTGAAGGATATTCTACTTTTGTCCGCGATCTGCAGGATCAGACGCGCGCCGTATTGTACGAGCGTCCGACAAAGGCTACCATCGAATACTTCACGGGGAAGACGGTCGTTGTGAATGGTAATCCCGTCAAGTTGGATCAGGCTCAAGCCAAGATGATCTATAAATACCTGGCCAAGAACGACTACATCGGCGATGATGACAGTATCACGCGGGAATACCGGGAAGACCTTGCGACAAAGGCGCTTGCACCGCTGCCAGAGGCCTTGCAGCCCATGGCTGAAAGTATTCATAAGCTGGTGCAGGCAATCTTCGACGACAGCGTCCTGAAAGATATGTTTGAGGACGGCAACAAGACAAAAGCGCCAGAGAATCCGCTCAATGAGCGCTTCTATAAAGACTCGTTCCAAACGCTGTGGCGTGCCATCAATCATCGCTATGCCTATACCGTGGACTTCGACAGCGATGAATTGATCCGCAACGCCATCGCCGCTATCGACTCGCAGCTATTCGTGAGTCAGCTGCAATATACGGTTTCGCAAGCCAGCCAACGCGATGCCATTAGCGCAGACATGATGCATGGTGGCGACTCGTTCAATGCAGTCAAAACGAAGACTGCAGCTTTGAGGCACGCAGAAATCAGTCAAGTGAGGTATGATATTATCGGCAAGATCGTTGAGGGTACCGTGCTGACTCGCCGCACCGTAGCGACTATTCTGAAAGGGATTCGCTCAACAACCTTTGCTATGTTCCAGCACAACCCGGAGGAATTCATTAGCAAGGTCATTCGACTTATTCGGGAGCAAAAGGCAACCATGATCGTGGAGCACATTACCTACGACCAAATCGAAGGCTGCTATGACAGCAGCATATTTACCGCCGAGAAGCACGGGAAATCGCTTGAGGAAGCCTTCGTCGCCACCAAGGCGATTCAGGATTATGTCTATACGGACGGCATTGCTGAAAAGAGTATTGAGCGTCGTTTCGTAGAAGACTTGGATAGCGCCGCCGAGGTCAACATCTACGCCAAGCTACCTAAGGGATTTTCCATTCCCACTCCGGTCGGGCACTACTCGCCCGACTGGGCCATTGTATTCCATGAAGGTACTGTCCGCCACATTTACTTTGTGGCAGAAACAAAGGGTACCATGGATAGCCTAAATCTCCGGCCCATCGAGAAGGCTAAAATCGATTGTGCGAAAAAGTTGTTCGCCACTCTTTCTACAGGAACGGTGAAATATGACCATATAGATAACTACCAGCAGCTGCTCAATAAAGTGATGGGTTGAAATTCTCCCCTATCGAAAGAGATAATTATAACCGGAAAAGTCAGGCTAACGGAGGGCGAATATGGACATCAATACCATTCTCAGCCAAATCGATCTTGGTAGTTTTGCGCTCCCCGAATTCCAACGAGGTTATGTTTGGAATCGTGATCAGGTACGCAAACTGATGCATTCACTCTATAAGGGCTATCCAATTGGTGGATTGCTTGTATGGGATACGGTAACGAATCCAGATATCTCTCGCGGTGATGGCCCACTGTCGTCCGGTCATGTCAAACTGATCCTTGATGGCCAGCAACGTATAACAACGCTGTATGGCATCATAAAGGGAAAGCCGCCAATGTTCTTTGATGGTAACGCTGCGGCGTTTACAAACCTGTACTTTAACATCGAAGAAGAAGCTTTTGAGTTTTATGCCGCCACTAAGATGCAATGCAATCCGATATGGGTCAATGTGACAAGTGTTATGAAGTTGGGCGCATCGATTTATGCACAGCAAGCGGTGCAACGCGGTGAAGGCACAATGGAATACTGGTTCGGCGCGTTATCTAAGCTGACACCATTGGAAAACATCAAAAATCAGGAATTGCACGTCCAAGAAGTATCTGGAGAAAACATGACGATAGACGTTGTTGTCGAGATTTTTAACAACGTCAATTCCGGCGGCACCAAATTGAGCAAGGGCGATCTTGCCTTAGCGAAAATCTGCGCGGAGTGGCCTGAGGCTCGAATGGCGATGAAGGCTATCTTGGAAAAGTATAAAAATGCTGGATATGACTTTAACTTAGATTGGTTTTTACGTTGCGTTACGGTTTATCTAACAAATCAGCCATATTTTGCTGCTCTATCCAAATGCAGCATTTCCGATTTTAAAAAAGGCCTATTCGAAGCAAACTCGTTGATCGGAACCTGCTTAGATCACATTGGCACACGTCTCGGCCTAGATCACGCCAGGGTGTTGGGTGGCGTATATGCCATTGCAACAATGGTCGGATACCTGCACATGCGTGGGAAAAAGCTTTCGGGGAGCACGGAATGGGACAAGCTCTTATTCTGGTATATACATACTTTTTTGTGGGGGCGATATACGGGTTCGACAGAAAGTATACTGGCGCAGGATCTCAACGTACTTGAAAAAGGCGAAGGCATTGACGGCCTGATCAAGCTACTTCGACAGAATCGTGGTGATCTGACTATTCGGGCCGAGGACTTCTGGGGATGGAGCACGGGTGCGAGATTCTATCCCCTGCTGTACTTGCTTACGCGCACAGGGCACTCGAAGGATTGGGGATCTGGACTGGAGCTTTCCAATGCATTACTGGGCAAGAACTCTACGCTGGAAATACATCACATCTTCCCGAAGGATTTGCTCTATAAGGCTGGGAAAAGCAAAAGTATTGTCAACGCGCTAGCCAACTATGCATTTCTAACCAAGGACACCAACATAACGATTTCTAATCGTCCGCCGGAGGACTATATCCCCGAATACAAGGAAATTAGACCCGGCGCTCTCGAATCGCACTGGATACCAAACAATCCTGAATTATGGAAGATAGATAACTACGAACGTTTTCTTGAGGAGCGGAGAGCTTTGTTGGCAACGTCTGCTAATGGACTGCTTGATTCTCTTTATGCTGGCAGGATAGCCGAAACGGCCGTACAGAGCTATGCAGATCGAGAAAACATGAAGACACACGTAGACGAAGAGGAAGCGATTACTAACATATCATCTTGGCTTACCGAACACCACCTTACCGAAGGAATACCAAATTTTGAACTGCTCGATCATGATGGTAAAGTTACCGCAATCATTGATCTTGCTTGGCCAAACGGTCTTCAAAGTGGTCTTAGTGAACCGATCGCCTTACTAATCAATGATACACCGGAAACGCTGGCAATCGTTAGTCAGAGCGGATATCGGTACTATACCGATATTGAACTATTGAAGAGCTACATTATAACAAATTACTTAGAATAGGTAAATCTGCTCTCGGAAGTTTGCAAACTCCGAGAGCTTTTTTATAACACAGACGAGTTTACGGACTTCCAAATACATCAATGCTACAATTAAGCTATTGAAGCTGATGGTTTATTGTCATTCCTGCAATCAATCAGGTAAATCGAGTTGTCGATCATGTCCTGATAACCAGCATCAATTACTACTCTCCTCGCAAAAAGATATTCCTCTTCAGAAAAGAAGAAAACTACAATTAGGCTACCATCGACGCAATTAGCCGATTCATAAATATTCACTTGAGCAAATACATGGGATAGCGATGAATTACTGGCAAGTTTAAACTCGATTATATTTTGGTTATTCTGACCAATCGATACAATAAAATCTGCTTGTCCTCTCCCGTTGTTTGGTTCTGCATCAACCTTAAAGCTTGTCCCGTACCAAACAAACCGAAAGAGTCTTTGTAGATCATTCTCGCTCGCGATCTTCTCTCCTTTAACATAAAGATTTTTGTACCCATCGCAGTCTTCAATAATATGCTTAAAGAACCGAATTCGGTTTTTCGCTTCTTCTCTGGCGGATAGGCAATCATCAGTTGAATATCCGCTCTGCTTGAATAGTGCTACAAGATTCTTAGAGGCCCAAAGGAGTTTCTCTAGTTGCCTATTCAGTTCATTCGCACATTTTAACCTAATTTCGTCGGTATCAGCCTCCTTTAGTCTAATATAATAATCGTAAAGCTCTGGATACTCGTTTACAATCTCTTTAAATGCTCCCATTTCTATCTTTTGGATTGACCGTTCTTTTATAGCACGACGATTTTTCCTCTGATTCTCTTCGTATCTCCGCACAGCCTGTCCGATATAATTATTCACATATGCGCGCAAAGAATCATTCTCTATTGCCGCTCGAATACGTTCGTGACTTCGATAAAAATCATCTTTATTAATAGACGGCTCCTCTTCTCGAAGAATATCATAAGGAGTAAGCAACACATACTCGGATTTACCCTTCTCATTAATCACATACGGAAGCAAAAACTCTCTGCTAACAAAACTCTCCGTATCATAATTAAAAAATGCTTTTTCAACAGGAAATATCTTACACAAATCTAATTCAATATACTCATTCGCAAATTTCTCTGTGTATTCACAAAGAAATCCCTTGACCAAGTTGACCGTCAAATCACTAATCTTATCTTTTCCGCTACCTTCATACAGTAACATAGTCTTTTCAATATGCTGCCCATGAGAAATGTCGTGCGTCTCAAGAGCAAACCCAATATTTTTATATAAAAATCTTGCGTATTTTTTCCCGAGGGCAAGGCCTTTATTCCCAACTAAAGAGAATCCCAACCAGTTATTAGGTACCTCGCTAAAATTAAACCACGCATCAATCTCCTTCGAAAGCAATCCTCTTTGTGCTTTAATATTCAGAAAATGAAAGTATTTAATAATCTCTGCATGTAGAGTTTGATATTCTTGCTTTTCGCTATTAAAGATAAGCATGGGATCAATAAACAACGGCATGTCACATACCAACGAGATGTCTACCGCCCCATAAGCCCTTACTAATTCGGAATCAAGATTGAATCGCTCTGAAAAAAACATATAAAATCCTCCGTTCTTTTGCATCTCTCCATCCAAAGGTCCAGGCAAAACGTGTCAATTCTCAAAGTATCTCTTTAGAGCTGAGTACTCTGTTTTTTCAAAAAGATCTTCCTCGTTCGCTGTCCCAAGCTTGACAATGTCACGGCACTTTTTTAATCGTTCCATCATTGGGGTAATGATTGTTGTACCATGGTTTACATAATCGTAAAGCTCCTTTTTATTTGCAGGTATTTTATAGCCCTTCTGAGGGCTTGAGCTTGCGATAATTACACCCTCGTCACGCAGTTTTCCGATAATTCTGGATCTGAATGCCTGAGTAGATATATCCCATGATAAGGTGTGAAGAAGTTGATTCTTGAGTTCTTTTGTCGGAATATATCGCCTAAGGTCATTGTTCATAAATCTGAATAGTAAATATTCAAGAATTATTACCTGAGCTACTCGCTCTTGATCATTATCGGCCTCGTACTTTCCAATAAACATTAAGGCTTGTCGCAAGCAGATATCAGCAATCGTCTTGTCGTAGTTTTCTGCCATGACACTTGTTTCCACGCTATAAGTCTCGATTGTTTTTGGATAAAGCTCAATTCGTGTTATTTTAGAATCCAGTATTCTTCGATAATTCTGAGTTAAATCTCCCCTATGAGGATCATAATCAAATGCCAATGATCCGCTGATTAAGTCTGCCAGTTGAATCAAAACGTCATTTTGACTATTCTTGAAAATGAATTCCGCGTCCCCTAAAAGAGTAGGTATATCTTGTTTTTCCTGAACATATTTAGCGAAACTTTTCATATAGTCGCTTCCGCCAATCTCATCTGCGACAATCGTTAAAAGTCGAAAGGCTCGTCTAAGCTCTTTGTGGACTATATTATTCGTAAATTTATAGAACGAACTTTTATACCTCAATCCTTGCATCGACGCCATACGTCTCTTATCCATGACAACCGCAAAAACAGAAAAGTTGACTGACAAAAAATCCGCAAGAATCCTTTTCCGCCTAGCATGATTTCTTCCCACACTTGATGATTTCATTTCCCCAGTTTGAAAATATCTCTCTCGTAAAGCTTCGACTTGCTGTCGGACTCCCTCCAATTCGCCTTCCTTGACAATGATTGCTGAAATGACAAAGTGCGTAGAGACATCAGGATTATCCAATTGCCACCCGAACGCGCCAGACTCGTCCGTAAAGGCAAAAATACGCTCCGCTGCCATTTGCCCTCCTATAATGACGTGACAACAGTGGTTGTCAGTTGCGGGAATATCATTGCTCAGTCCTAAACAGCGGGAAGAAAACTGCGTTCACTACCTGAAGTTCATGCCAACGTCTAGACTTTTTTATTATACAACTAAATCGACATAAAATCTATCGTTTTGCCCTTGACTTCGAGCAAAATTGCTGCGTCAAGTGCTCACATTGTGTCCTGACTTCCATTTTACCCCCATTTAGTTGTGGTGTCGCGTGCAAGTGTGGGCGCAGTCTTCCTTCTGGGGAGGACGGTCATATCAAGCCATCGCCGCCGTATTGAATATTTTGTATAGCTCAACCAGATTCCCGTTCCTAGCCGTAAAAAATGTCGGTAGAAATGTCGAGGCATAAAAAATCTTTGACTTTCTGGATGGTGAGGCTTGCTTTCTAGCCGTGAATATGTAAGCTGTGAGCCACAGGCAAGAAGCCTGTGCAGCAGAAAACGGAGGAATGAATTATGGAATGCGGAAAGCTCACAGCTAAGCTCAGGGACGCGGTGCCCGTTTGCTTCCTGGTGGAGGGCAAGGAGATCAAGCGGTACAAGAACATCGAGGTTCCGGACGAACTAAAACGGCTGGAGTACCAGGACTTCACGTTTGACGTACCGGTGGTTGGAGCTATCACTTTCAAGATCGCATTTGCGGCAGGGGTTCTGCCCGACCCGATGCCGGGACCACGTGGACTCAAGAGCCGAAAGCCTGTAACGGAAGAACCTACGGATCTTCCACAGGCGATTTCGACGGCTCCGACCGATGTAGTGCCACAGGCCCAAGAAGAGAGACAGCCCGCAGATACCATCAGCGAGATCATGGGGATCGACGATTCCATCGCGGTAGAGGTCACAGAAGCATCGGAGGGCGACCACAAGGCCAGCATAGCCGGAGAACCCGAGATCATGGAGATTACATACCATGTGACGGGCGAACGCCGGAAGGAACTGGTCAAGGCAATCGGCCAGTTCACCGGCATAACGGCTACATTCCAGAACGCGCCGGCCTTCGCCTATGCCATCGGAGACTATACTGTAGACAAGGGCGGCACGCTGACGGGTGAGAACAATGCCGCATTGGTACAAGCGCTGGCGGAACAGGGCTTTATCGCAGACTGATAGGCACGCCTGCAAAGCCCGGCCATTTTGTGCCGGGCTTTATCCGTCTTGTTGTACACCCATTCCCGTGGTCGCATGAACTGCGCATCATGGAACGAAAGGTTTTCCCCGAAAGACGAGACGTAATTGCACATCCTATCTTGTACGGTATGATAGGTCAAGATACTCGGTCAAGTCGAAGCGTGATATGGAGGAGGCATCCATGCCGGACAATTATTCACCGCCCTTTGCGGTTACATCGTCCAGCGTGATCATATATCATCACCGGCAATGTCCAGCTCTCTACCGCGGGACATTATCTGTCCTTTTTGTGCGCCCATTCGCGTAATTGTATCAAATAATGCCGGGCATCGCGCCGAAATCCGTTGTCGGCATGGGTGCATTATTACGCGGTTGACGATCCGTCATATAATAGAAACGAAATCCGGCTATGTGCAGGGCGTTGTGTAATTGTGTCAACTAATGCTATGGCGGACAAAGACTGGGACATTAGTTCCGGGATAATACTCACCGATTGCGGTGGGTATTTTCTTTTGCCTGCAAATACGGGGCTCATATCGCCTTCCTGCGGGTAATCTTGCAGTAATACGCAGTCTGGCTTTCACGTATCGAATGGGCTTCGGAGTCGCCTGCACCAATCCGAGGAATCATGCACACACCCCGAGCATATATAGGAGGAGATTTCCACAATTGGGCCTTTTTTCTGGACTGGGTGCACCATTACACGCCGCTAAAACGGTATTTAGCCTACTCATCTATATTGCACTTCTGACCATATTCCTGTCCCTCCACAGCCCTTATCTGCTTCATACTGTAGTGCGTTGACTTCCGGCCGACGTTTCCATTGGCATCAACGGCGACATTGGATCGCCGGACGCGTTCATTTTGAACCTGCTCGAACTGCTCCTTTGTGACGATTCCGGGGTGCATGCCGTGGCCAATGCACTCGTCCCGTTCCCCCTTGTTTTTGAATCGGCGCTTGTCAGGAAAGCCTGCGCTATACGTCTTGAACAGGCGAACGTCGCCGGCGTACTTTTCGTTGTCAAAAGCTTGCCAATTTGGTAGATGTCGCCGTCCTGCGCAAAAAGGATATTGGGGAAGGCCAGTTCATATAAAACGGATATGTTTGGTGAAGAATGGGACAGGGGAGCAAAATCAACATGCAACTGAAGCTCACTTCACGGTAATTCTTGGTCCATAACGCGGCTTCAGGCGTCCATTTCTTGCTTGTAATATTGATATTGGCGTGATATAATGTATACATTAACATTGTATAGGTTTCTATTGAGTTATTTGGGATTTTATAGGGACTTTTTGGAATTTTTAGCGGATTCTTTCTGGAATAATGCCATTAATGAGCGAAGATTTAGCTGTTTTTACTAGATTGCACGATGTAAAGCATCATCCCCAAGGGATGAAAAGCTCCTTTGGGGACTTGCAGGAAGACATCCAAGTCCATGACTTATGAGGGATGGAGAGCCCAACGGAGTTCTAGTGGAGAGCAGCATTGGAACGAGGTGTTTCTTTTTGAATCAAGTCGCTTTTATTATCAACTCAACGAAACTTAATAAGTATAGTTATAATGCGCTTCTAGGCGCACTCGAGAGTCAAGGAAAACTGGATGTGATTGATGTCTTCTTTTACGATTCGAAAGCCCCTGATGATTTATTGTCTGATTGCGTAAAGACCTATAAGAAGATTGTATTTGCTTTTTCTTTTTTTACAACCCAGATTTGGGATATTTATCCAGAACTCAAGCGCATAAGAAAAAATTCGGTGACAGAATTATCTTTATAGCAGGTGGGCCGCATCCAACAGGAGATCCGAAGGGAACTTTAAAAATTGGCTTCGATTATGTTTTAGCTGGTGAAGGCGAAGAAGTTATCAATGGCTTTTTTGAGGCAATCTTAGATAATCAAGATATGAGCAAAGTCCCAGGCGTATGCAGCTATTCAAAAAATGGAGAATATACTTTCACAAAACCCAGAGGCCAAGTGGACCTTGATAAATTTTTGCCTTTTTCTGAAAAATATAGGAGATTTGGTCCAATAGAAATCACAAGGGGATGTCCTTTTGCATGTGCATTTTGTCAGACATCAAGGATTTTCGGTTGTAATATCCGACATCGGAGTGTAGCAGCGATTGAAAACTGCCTCCGTATTTTTAACAGAAACAGCCTGAAGGATTTTCGTGCCATAACACCTAATGCCTTTGCATACGGATCACCAGACGGAAAGCAGGTGAATCTTCCGAGTATTGAACTTTTGTTGAAGACAATTAAGAACTCAATACCTCACGGAAGGATTTTTTTAGGCTCATTCCCATCGGAAATGCGCCCCGAGCACGTTACTCACGATAGTATGGAATTGTTATGTTCGTTTGCTGATAATGATAACATTATAATGGGTGCGCAAACCGGCAGCCCAAAACTACTCCTAAACTCCCACCGCGGGCACACAGTTGATGATATTTATCGAGCAGTTGATATATCGATAAAACATGGTAAGATTCCAAATGTTGACTTCATATTTGGACTGCCGGGTGAAGATATCAATGACGTAAAAGAAACAATCGTTCTCATGAACGAATTGATTAATATGGGAGCGAAGATACACGCTCATACTTTTATGCCTTTGCCGCAGACCCCATATGCCAATGTTGGTAGAGGCAAGGTGAACGATGAGATTAGGGCATATATACGCACGCATATTAACAATGGCGTTGTGTACGGTAATTGGGCAGAACAAGCAAGGATTTCTAAGAAAATCGACCAGTATTTTAAGACCGGCAAATTAAACGTCGATTTGTGAGGTTTGATATGGACGAGAAAAAAAGCCTTCCTGTTCTGTTGACAGATAGAATTAAAACATCAGACTTTGTAATTTGGCTTCAAGTCGAATCAAAAGATCTCGTATATTTGGGCTTAACTACAGCTGCATTTGGGTTGTTGTGGGCATTCGGCATAATCGATAGTACGAAATTTATAATTGCAATTGCTCCACTTTTTGTCAAACTGTGTATACCATCAACTCCGTTCGATAAATATAAGTATAGAATAAATGTAATGTCCCTTAGCATAGACTTTATGCTAAATCGAGGCAAGGTCGAGATTGATGATATCCTAGGGATGTTAATAAGTAACAAAATTGCTCGAGATAAAATAATTGATCCGACTTCGAAGTTTTTCGATGCAATACAAAGTTAGCGCATTCAGATTCTGTGGAAAAGAAGAGAAGAGTTGCAGAAGCAATACCTTCGTTATTTCTCATAAACAGGAGATTTACAAAAAGACTAATCACCAAACATTTAAGAATGGATTTTGATCCAATCCGATGGAAGGATGATAACCGCAGGAGAGTTATTGAGTCATTTCTATATTTCCCAAAATCCGAGAGAAAGTTTATAGAAACTAGCATCGGATTACTTCGCGATGATTCGATATATACAATAATTGCAATATTAGAAGTTGTTTACTTCTCGGATATATTCAACAATTTTGATAGAGAACGTATATTCAATAATCTTAAAAAGCAAATGCAAGCACTAGGGACGTTCAAAAAAGAAGATTATAATAGTTGCGATATGACAAGAGAGTTTTCCACTAAATTCGGCGAATTTAAGCAAACGGAAGATAAGGTTAACCATTTGAAAGAATATTTCGCTAAAAGCGATCTTTTTACACAAATATTTATTTCCAAGAATATTTTAAGGGTATGCCCAGCCGGTAAGAAATGTGTAAAATTGTCAAACCCAGACTGCAGAAACCTTCAATGTGCAGGATATATTTTTAATTTGTTTGATATAGTTTTTGCGAAAGACTTGCATAGATATATCAGGCGGCCGATGGCTCGCGAAGATACCGTTACATGCTTATTAACATTATATAGTCATGCGCAGTATAAAGAAAAGGCGACGTCTTGCATCATATCCCTGATAAAAGACGAAGACGAAATTATATCAACTACCGCATTCGATTATATTCATCAAATATACGAGAGAGGTAATGTGTATAGAGAACTGTGCGAGAAAATAATAACTTATGCAGCAGAAGAATCGACAAACACTATACTAGCAACTCGTGCAAAACATGTTCGTGAGACTTTGCTATTTTAACAATTAGCTGCTCTTAATATATGGAATATGAAATATGCTGTAATGCATATGTGTTAAGACTGCGTTGAAATTACTCGTCATTCTTTGACCTCATGTATGATGGCCTACACATTCAGCATGAACGAGGCCAGAGGTCTTAACTTTCGAAATGCGACTATCTTAGCGACATATGCGCCGACGGCATGGTATCATCGGGCTTCTGTATTAAGAGAGGGTAGACGGGTCAATCCCAGATTTTGTGTAAAGTCGAAAAGCAGGGGCAAAACGCAGTTTCTGGCAGCATCTGGGGTGAGGCGGGAAGCAGGGCACTGCTTACCCGCCTTGATTGCACGGTAGCATAATCCGGGCGGCCTTGTCAAGGGCGGACGCGAAGCGGCCGTTCACTTGCCCTTGACTGGACGGCCGGATTATGCTTTCTCAGATTCTTCAGGGTAGCCTGTCGGCGAAGAAGATCTCCAGCTGCGAATGGATCAGGCCCCAATCCTGACGGCGGCCGGTCCACTTTTTCGTGATGTCCATTGTCGCCAGATACAGCATTTTCAGGAGGCTGTCGTCGGTCGGGAAGACGGGCTTGGCCTTCGTGACCTTGCGGAGTTGGCGGTTGAAGCCCTCAATGGCGTTGGTCGTGTAGATGATTCGACGGATCTCTCCTGGGTACTTGAAATAGGTGCTCAGCCCTGCCCAGTTGTCCCGCCAGGAGCGCCCGATTTTCGGGTATTTCTTCCCCCAAAGCTCCTCAAACCGGTCGAGCTCGTTCAGGGCGGTCTGCTCGTCCACCGCGGCGTACACGCGCTTCAGATCGACCAGAAGCGGCTTGATCTCCTTGTAGGA